CACCAGTTACGGTTAGGTCCCCACCCGCAGTAATGCTTGCAACATTTGTAAGGTTTTTATCCGCATCAATTATAGTTGCGTTTCCAACTGACACTCCTTCTTCAAAGGTTCCTGTTAAGCCACTTACTCCACCAGAACCAGAAACAGTTGTCACGTTTGCGACTGCCTTGTCGGCGCTTATTACTGTAGAGTTACCAACTGACAAGCCTTCTTCAAAAGTTCCTGTTAGGCCGCTTATACCAGCAGCACCAGAAAGTTGTCCCGCAACAGTTGTGAGAGATGCGGAACCATTACCGATCGTAACATCAACCTCATCTTCGGCATCTCCATCTCCAATAATAAGGCCGTGATTTAATTCTCCATCGTGTGAGGCAACTGAAAGATGCATCTTTCCGCCTTCCTGGCCATTTGTGTGTACTGCGACACGCGTTCTAATGCGACCAAACAATACCTGATCTTGGTTTGCATCATCGCCATAGAATTCAATTAATCCCACATCATCATTAGCGGCGCCGGCGGCGCCCTTATCTTTAACAAATCTAAGGCGGGCGCCATTAGCATCATTCGTAGTATTTTTGATAACAATAAGAGGATCTGTCGAGTTAACCGATGTAAATGTTGCTGTATCTAGTGTAGCTGCCAAATCTGTACCATCAAAAGTAAGATTAGCTTCACCATTTAATGCGTCAGAAGAGCTAAATGTTGCTATTCTATTATCGGAGCCGTTTGCGACTGCGGATACTGCGCCGCCAGAGCTAGCAGCTTCCCAGCCGGGTACCGCACCATCTAAAGTAAGCACATGGTTATCGCTGCCGACTGCGATCCGAGTTAGAACACCACTACCATTTCGATAATACATATCGCCAGATGCGTCGGATCCTAAAGCAAATCCGCCATTTGGTATGTCTAAGTCGCCTGCAATTGTGGTGAGAGAATCTGCGCCTGCGCCGATTGTGACATCAATTTCACCATCAGCATTTCCGTCTTGCAGCAAAAGGCCGGTGGTAACGGTACCATCATGCTCTGCCACCTGAAGGCTTAACTTTCCACCTTCGGCGCCAGAAGATGCGTCTGAAATTTCTGCAAGGATTCCTGCATACTGTTGGACGCTTGGTGTCCCATCGTCATTTCCCCAGAAAGTAATACTTCCAAGATCATCACCATCGGCGCCATCGTTGCCGGCTTCGGTGTTATTAAATTTAAGTATTCCGGCTGTTGCACCATTGTGAGTATTCTTGATCTCAAATACTGGCGTGCTTGCGGCGCTTGATTCAAGAGTTAATCCAGTATCAGCAACGTGAGTTAAAACAATCTCTTTGCTAGCACCAAAATTAATGATAGCCCCATCTGACAACAGATCCAAGTCATCACCGATAACAGCGCTCTTAGCAACACTTAAGCCACCATCAGTCTGTAAAGAGCCATCAGTAGTAGAAGTGGCTTCGGTTGTATCGTCAGTAATAATTCTGCCATCAGCAGTCAATACACCAGCAGAAGTAATTGTTACTCCAGAAGATCCGGCTCCGCCGGCAACATCAAAATCGCCGTTGTCTTCAATGCGGATAACTTCTGTACCATCATATTGCGCAATAACAAAATCATCCGAATCGACGGCCGGCTTCATGATAACTTCGCCAGCTGTTCCGTCAAGATCAAATGCGATCTGGTCCGTGCCGCCATCTTGAAGTTTGATATCACCAGTTGTTGAGTTAAGGTGCAGCTCTCCAGTAGAATCAATTGAAATTGGAGTAGCAGCAATAGTTAAACCAGTGGTGCCATCATGGGTCAAGGTAACATCATTGCCAGCACCCATTGAAAGAACTGAAGAATCGCTATCGAGGCGAAGATCGTTTTCAACTCTTACCTCTGAAGAGCCAGAAAGCACAATGTCTGTGCTAGAATCTAATGTTAAATCTCCTGTTGAATTGATAGAAATTGGAGTAGCAGCAATAGTTAAACCAGTGGTGCCATCATGGGTCAAGGTCGCGTCAGCGCCGTCGCCCAAACTAATAACAGAAGAGTCACTAGTTAAAGTTAGGTTATCCCCAACAGAAAGATCTGCCTCCACAGTAGCCGAACCTGTTGCGATGAAGTTTCCAGATAGAATTAAAGAACTTGGATCATACCCAAGAACAGAAGCAGTGTAATATGTTAAATATGCCGAACCGGTGGTCTGGCCAGTATCAGCATACATAAACTGCAAAGATCCGCTAGGGCCGGCAGAGCCAGACTCAGCAGAGTCACAATCAATATACGCCCATCCAAACTTAGCCATGCTAAGCAAGCCTCGCGGGGTCAGATCTTAAAATGTTGCTTGGAACCATTTAATTCTCCTCTTTCATTATAAATAGAGGCTGCATTGATAAGAGGCATTAAGAATATTAAAATGCGTTGCCATAAAGTTTAATCACAAACTTTCCTGCGGTGACTGCTGTGCTGTCAACGTGTGCCCGGCCGAACTTTGCCATCTAGTTTATACTCCAGAAGAACCAGACCAGTTGGCGCCAGCAGAGCCTTCGGCTCGGCCGACTGCAATATTTGTTAATCCAGCAACAATATCAACTTTTGCTGCAACATTATGATTGGACATTAAATGTAATTCTGTGACCTTTAGCTCATAACGAGTGGGAGAGTAGGAGCCAGTAACGTCATAAGGCAAGTGAAAATAGTTGCCCCCTCTTGTTTTCACGCCGCTAGAGACAATTGGATCTGATAGGCCTTCGGCGCTAAATCCGACACGAATGGCGCGCTCGGTTTGCTCGTGGCCAGAACCTGAAACCCTAACCTCAAACCATTGTGTTACATACGGAAATCGTACACACATCGTGGCCGCGGCAGAACCTTCGTCGTCACCGCTTAAGCTTGCGCTGGCTGGCACAACTACCGATGCTGTTACATAAGGCGCGCCACTAACCTGATACGAGCCGACATTTTGTAACCCCGGCGATAAGTTCCACGAATTTGCTCCCATTATAAAACTCCTAAAAAATGGCTATTCAATATAAATAGTCATTAATTTCTTCTATTGCGCCTTTCTTGCGCTCTTTGTCTTTTTAATTGCTCTCTCTGTCTGTTTCTGGCGGCGCGCCGGCGTTTTTCTTTCTTTACAACTGATGGTTTTTTATACCTTCTTCTGTCTTTAACTTGTTCTATAATTCGTTCTTTTTTAACTTTTTTGTTAAACTTGCGAATTAATCGATCGTTGTTGTTTCTGCACTCTTTAGCGGTAACAATCACATTTGCTTTTCTACTCATTTTAATCCTATTTCATTGCTTTCCAAATTTGAGAGGCGCCGCCTACCAATGAAGAGATGTCGACTCCTGCATCCTTCGGACTGCCCAAATCAACAGAGCCGCCCTTGGGTGATGAGGTCTCATAAGAACTCATCGGAGCGGTACCCTCAAACAAGTCAACACCATTATAAGCCCCAGCATTAATCGTATCCATTAACTTTGCGCGATGTGCTTTCAACTTGGCTCTAGCTTCTTGCGACCTGCGTTTAACTTGCAAGTCCTCATTGACTATGTGGTTGGCCGACTTTTGTTGAGCTTCAACAACAAGATTTCCCTGCATCCCTTTTGCAACTTCTGCTACAACGTTGGAGAGAAGCCCTTCTTCCAGAAGAACCTCGTGAATGCACTCTTTGACAAGAGGCTTAATTAAGGCCTTTAGATCATTTTTCTTCATTTGATTCCCGAAAGTTCTTTCATACGAGCACGAATGCTATCCCACGGATCTGTCTTTTTAGACTCTTGCAGTTTCTTCTTCTTTTTGCAGTTCTTACATGGCTTGCGCCGGCGGGTGCCCTCGGCTACTCGCTTCACTTTCCCGGTTGCCTTCTCTCTGCGCTTCTTCGCCTTCTTGGCTCCAGCGGCCGGCTGTACTAAACCATATGCTCGCAGCTGAGCAAGAGCTTTATCAACCTGCTCTTCATCTGTGATCTTCGCCCGGCGAAGCTGATAGCGGGCCATCTTTTCGCTAGCCTTCCTTTCGTTCCTTAGCATGTTCCTGAACAGATTACGAACTATGCGAATGGCGGCTGTCTTTCCTAGGCCTGCGCGGGAGAGCTTTGCACCATCAGATTTGCCGCTTTTGTTTGCCAAATCTTTGATAACGCTTCCGTCGATAGCAAAGAATGGTTCCATGCCGGTCTTGCCCTTGGCTGCTCTTTTAATCTGGGCGAAGGTCTTTCTATCAGCCTGAAACGGACGGAATTCCGAACTGGGCTTCGCGACCTGATCCGACTCGGGTTCGGTGCCGCGGCCGATGATTGGAGCCTCCTGGGCCGCCTTATAAATATCGACTTGTGCATCAATTTTATCCTTGTCTCTCCAGCGAATTCGGAAAATAGATACCTCATCATCATCCAACACTGCGATACCCGGCTTTGTCTTTTGGTCGGGGTCGGGCTCAGGCTTGTCAACACACTTACACGTCTCCGGATCTGGAACTTTATCCTCGGGACAATCAAATGGCTTGCAGATACATTCTTTAGATTTTTCATCCCATTCTTTTAGTGCTTCTTCTTCAGATTCTGGAATAGTGCCATCTGGATTCTCACACACACATTCGCCGGCTTCATTTTTAACACGCGGCGGCTCGCACTCATCGGGGTCTGGATCATCTTTCCCTGTGACATCAACCAGCTCTTGCAACAGATCTTTTAGCATTTGTGCTCTTGAGGACTTCATTCCCTTAATTCGAATAAGTTTAACTGCGGCGCCGCTGAGAAACAAACCGAGACCCATGGTGGCTATCAGGGGGCCGGCCGCGACTGCAGCAGAGCCGGCTGCGGTCATTGCTTTACCGCCGCCAATTTTTGTAACAATGGTTTTGGTTGCAGTCCACTTGATTTTTGTTGTGAGCGTGCTCACAACTTTCTTGCCAAGCATTAAGTGTAGTCTAGTGTCCGGGGCCGCGACCTGCGTTACTACTTGTTCGGCGCCGGTATCTTGTACTGCGGCCAAAGCAGCTCCAATGGTCTGCATCGACTTGGAGTCCCCGATGCCTGCTTTGCCTGTCCACATTGAGGCGGCGCCGTGGGCCCGTAGCGTTGCCGGATCGTTTAGTAATTTAGCAACATTTGATGCATCATAGGCGGGCATGCCGGTGTTTGACCCGATCTGCTGAGTAATAGCATTAAATTTTTCTATCTGTGCTGGGTTTAAGTTTTGAAATTGCTCGGCTGCGCCGGCAACAGTTAAATTAGAAAAATCCGGAGCCTGCTTTACCACATCTTTGACAACAGTAGTAACATCGCCGCCTCCACCAAAGACATCTGACAAACTAGAGCTAGGATCTGCTCCGCTAGTTGCTTCGCCCCATGCTTCCATAAATTGACCAGGGTCTTTTGAAAGTTTCGATAAGTCTTCCGGAGTAATACCTTTCTCTGTCATGGCAGACTGCAGTTCACTAATTGGAGTGTCTGGACCAAAGTGCGTTGGATCGCCCTCCATAACTCGACCCATCATCTGAGTAACTCCCTCGCCTTCCTGGGGGGACAGATTTGTTTCAATTTGATCAAGGGCTTCTTTGTTGACTTCGCCAGTTTGTTTAATGTATTCTGGTTCAACTGTTTTGGTTACAAGGCCCTTAAACCAATCAGTCTGAAGCACTAGGCCAGCCAAAATACCAACGGCGCCGCCGGCCGCTAAAAGAGCAGGAAAAACATTACTTTCTAATCCCTTGATGACTGTTGATTCGTCTTCTGTTCTGCCGCCAACGCGGCCTCTCTTAGTATAAGGAGCTTCTTTCCCGCGAGCACTGCGTTGCTGCCAATCTTTCGCGGTCGTTGGGGCTTGGCCCTCTTGTTCGTATAAGCGAACGCTTATTTTCTTATTAGCTTCTCTGTCGAGGCCTTCCTTGAAGTGCTTATAAATATCTGACAACTTATAGTCAAGCTGGTGTCGCGTATATAGTCTAAGGGATTCAATAACTGAATTCGCGGAGTGCGAATCCAAGTACTCAGGATCTTTCGGATCTTTTTCAGTTGCAGCCACAATAGAATCATATACAGCTCCAATGTTTAATAGGGCCTTTACCCAGTCTTCCTGTTTCTCCATGTTGGGGAATTCAGGGAACTCTTCCTTCATCTTAGCGTTAAGATCTTTGACAAGCTTATTAGAGGCATTATCTATTGCATTGGCTAATTTTAACTTAGCCTCGCGCTCGGCCTTGCCGCGGCCAAATATTTTACCCCCCTTTTCAAGAGAGCCGAATTTGCCCATATAATACTTGGCTTTTTCCCAAAAGCCCTCTTCTAGTAGATCGGGCCGGCCACTTTCCAGCAATAACTTGCTGTACTCTTCCTTAACTAAGCCATACCAACCCTCAACCTTGTCGCCCGTCATATAGGCTCTCCAGTCATTCATAATTTTCTGATCGGTACCGAAGCTTGACCATTTATTTGTCATTTTCCAAAACCTCATTTAATAGTCTATTGATTCTGTCTGCCTTTGTGAACACCTTGTTATTGAAGCCCTTTGCTTCTTGCATCATAAACGCATTAGGAGTAGAAGGCTCAGAAACAAAATCAAAACATATTAATTGGAAATCATCTTCAACAATTGTTTGGCCAGCGCTTTCTTGTACAGAGCCCATTCCACGAGAAGAGATGCCGAGCTTTACGCCCGAACTAACTAAACTTTTTAAAACTTGACCAGAGGGAGTGTCTAAAACTTTTACTTTTCCCATTACATTCTTGTTGTCCCACCACACGTCTGTTACCAAGTGAGACGCATTTTTAAGATTAATAACAGAGTCTTCAGGGTGATCTAATTCACCGAGGGCCCTCTTTTCTTTTACAAGCTTCTCGTAGTTTTTCATCTCGCGCATCAAAACACGATGGGGATAAATCCTACCATTACCATTTTGAATATCTGCCTCTTGTAGCTTTCCAGACAAAATCATGCCGCCATTGGCGACATATCTTTTCTCTTCTTCAGTTAGAAGATCTTGACAGATGCCTCCTTCACAGAGTTCATAGTATTCTCGTAAAAGTTTTTTGCCCACTTATTTAACTCCAGGCTTATCTGCAATGCCAGCTGCTTGGCCAATCTCTCCTTGAACAACTTTGTTCAGTGCGTCAATGGCCCTTCGCACTTCGGGATATATCTCAAGCACACCTAGCGCATCGAGATCTTTTTGCATGGCCTCTGAGTGGGCTCGGACGGTTCGGGCGGCCTTAACTGCAAGGGCTTTCTTTTCGGCGCCTTTCTTCTGGGCCATGGCGGCCTCGACGCCTTTGACATCTCCTTTTAGGCCGGCCATGCCGCCCTTGTAGGTGCCGGCAACTTTATCTTTTAACTTGCCAGCGGCAGCTCGGGCGCGGGTTGCTGTGCGGCCAAGGAAACCCTCATCGATCTCTCCATTCTGAATCATAGATTCGATCTCTTCATTAATAATGTTATTAAGTTGTTTTTTTGTCATTTTCATAGTCACGATCCTTTACAGCAACGCCGTACAGGCTGCAACATCCACTTATTCGTCCATGTTCTTGTATTCATATTTAACTCCATTGTCTCCGAAAATCATATTGAGTATGTATGATGTACCTGACGACAAAGACCCTAAAAGGAAGAAATTGAATACAGTTACATCAAAACTAAATAGTTCCGTAAACGGAGAAAGTAGCATTAAAATCCACCCAACGTGAAAACCCATACACATGGGACAATTTGCTAATTCTCCGAGTTTGCCTTTCTTGGGCCTTAGTCTAGAAAAAATCTTACCATAGACAAGAATTTGTGTTAGTCCATAGGCGCACAGTATAAACGTTAAGAGTTCTGACATTTAAAAATCTCCTACTCAAATGTATATAAATAATTCAAAGAATATGGATCGCGAACGTAGCCCTTTCTAATGGAACCCTGCTGTGCTCTCTGGGGAACTTCTCCAAGTTCAGTAGAGTCTTCTTTATCGGGGTGCGATAGCTCATCATCTGTTATAGAAACAATTGCCTCTGTTGACTCAAAATAGGGTCGCTCCTCATCAATGAATTTTGATATATTAATAAGCGACATTTTAGGAGTACTTAATTCTTCTGACGATGCCTGTTCCATCGTTGCCTCAAAAGAGCCGTAAAAAGAGCCCCCCTGGATTGATTCGGGAATAATTAATCCTTTTTTGCGAAGATGAGCAAATAATCTATTTTGCGCACCATAAACCAAATCGTTCATTGTGTCTTTTGGAAATGCAATAATCTTATTTTTAGCAGTAGAAAGAACAATATCAATATCGCCATGATCAAAAATCATTAAATCGCCGTTCATACTTTTACGAACGTCCATCTCCAGGCGAACTTTTGCATCGTTCGCGCCGGGGCCAATCTTAATTATTATTGCCATCGGTATAAATTTCCTTTACAAGCGCCTGTGTTTTAAGAACTGTTAGAAGAAGCTCATCGCTAATTGGTTCTTTTGAAAAGTTTTCTAGTTTTTCAATGATAGCGTCGGTCTTTTTTAACATATTTTGATCAGTATTAATTTCTTCAGTATTTCTTGCCCCTCTTAGTTGCGTTTTGAGACGAGCGATTTCCTCATTAAGAAATATTTTTAATGAAACCGCATTATCAGTAAAAGAAGAAATATAATATGTTAACAGTTCCTTTTGCTCAGAAAGCAATCCAGCTTCATATTTATCATTAAATTTTCCAACGAAAGTCTTATAAACAGTTTTATCTACAAGCTCTTCTTCTGTAGCCTGTTTGGCCTTCGTCATGTCTAAGATTATTTGATTCTCTAAAATAATCTGATCTTTTGGAGAAGTCTTATCTGAAAACATCTGTGTGATAGAAGCTAGTGTTTTGTAGTTTGGAACAAAGTTATTAAAAATAGAAGGGCTAAGATTCTTGTTAATATCATGAATTAGTTGTGTTTGCGCCTCAAAAACACCATTGGGGTCTAATAGTTTTTGCTGCAGCCTTGCCTCTCTCACGATTCTTTTTGAAGCATCGGTTTTAAAATTTTGGCTCTCATACAAAGAACGATAACAATTTAAGTCCTTTTTTAAAATAGTGTCAGAATTAAAGTGTTTCTTTATAATGTTAATTACTTTATTTTGTCTGTGCACATCTTTCTTTAAAACTGCAACCGTTGCCTCAACAATTAGTGCCTCGTAAACGAAAGCGGTGTTTCTCTTTTTATTGTGCTTTATTCTCATCTTTTTGTTCCGTTATTGTTTTCTTATTATCTTCCAAACCTTTCAAAAGATTACGAATAGATTCATTAACCTTAAAAAGTTTCTTTTCCTCTGATTGCTCTCTCAAATTATAAATAGACTCATCTTGTTCATAAATACCAGTAGCAAGGCCACCCATTTTTGCAATAGAGCCAATATCCTGTATTCCTGGCATAATATTTCTTAAGGCGGCACTGCTCTTTTCTTTTGAATATTTCGATGCATAAGATCGTGTTCTTGCTCCGCTAGCCCTCTTATCCCTTTTAACAGGATAATAAGCCTTGCCTTTTGATCTTGGAGTTAAACGTGGTGAATCTCTAGATCCTGGAGGGACTGCCAGTAGAGCTGAATCTTCGCCGCCGGCTTCTTCGGCGCCGGCTTCTCCAGCTGGCATCTCTTCGCCGCCGCCAAGATCACCGCCGAGATCCCCACCGAGATCCCCACCGAGATCACCACCGAGACCCCCGCCGGCATCTGCACCTAAGCCGCCGCCGGCTGCACCTTCTGCAGCTGCGGCTTCGGCTACGGCCTGAAGCGCTGCATCTTGCTTGCGGTCATAATACATTTCGCGCTGATTGCGTATAAATTCCTCATGAGACATGCCGAAAATATGCTCCGTAACCCAACGTCTAGAAAAGAATCCCTCGGTGGCGCCGCCGGCAATATCGAATTTAGCCTTCCAATGCTCTATCTCTTGAAGTTCTGCAATCTTTGACGGATTATTTAAAGCCAGACTAAACGACAGCAAATCATCTCCTCTGAACCCAAGCGTATAAAGATGAACAATTCCAATCTTTTCCAGCTCTGATACTATAACTCTCTGTAATCTTTGAATTGTTCTTGCAAATCTAATGTCTTTTTGTGCCAAAGTTGTCTTGTCTTCTTCGGCACCCTCGCCCATTGTAAGATACGACTGAGGAATTTTCAATGCCGAAAAAAGCTTATCGCGAAGATACTTAACGTCATCAATCTGCGTAGTGTTTGAGCCTCCTGCAAGGTTTACTATGTCTGTCGCCGATCCAGGCCGGATGGGAATAAAATAGTCTTCTTCAATAGACATTGGATTATAGCGTAAATCCATGCGGCCGGTTGCAGAATCAACAACCGAATGACGCTTAAGTTGCGTTACAATCTTTTGCATGTACTGCTCTACCTCTTGCGGAGGAATGGCGCCAACATCAATTTTAAATAATCTTCTCTCAGAAGAACGAATGACACGGTATGCCATCATTGCGTCTTCCATAAGCGTTAGCTGGCGCCAGATGCGGCGTGCAGGCTCAAGAATAGATGTGCCATAGGGGGCATACTTATCGTGACCTAAAATTCTAAAATGAGAAATTTGCCAATTTTCAAATGTCATTCCAGCGGAGTTCCATTGATACTGGACATAGTTTGGATTAGTTGTATCTAATCCCTCTAATCTTTCAACTTCCGTAGGGGGCAGCACAATTACTGATTTAATACCAAACTTTTCATCTATATCTAAATATAAAAAGAAGTCTCCATACTTACACATCGTGCGAGCCCAACCAAATAAGTTGTATTGAACATTTAAAATATTTTCATAAAGAACATCAAGGACCGCCCTAATCTCCTCATTAGGACATTTAATGTTTAACATCGGTCGAAGAGATGAATAGGTCGTCATTTCATCGGCATAAATGTCCATCGTAGATGCAATCTCTGGCATATATTCCATTTGATCAAAATCCACATAACGCTCAGCCCTACGTTGATTCGCGATTGCATTAGTTGAAATTTGATCCAGGGGATTATATAAAGATTTTTTAAACTGTTGTCCCGATGCAGATTTAAATCTTGAGGAGAATTTATCTAAATGCTGTCTTCTAATTCTTCGACCCGATTGAGATCTATAATTTACAATTGGGCCCGAAAACAATCTTGTCAATGATTTAAAAAGCATTGATGATCTATTTGCAGGGTTTTTTCCTTGTTTTGGGTTTATTGGTGCCATCTATTCCTCACTTTATGATCCACTTATATTGTGTGTACATTTTCTCTGCTTCAGTCATTTTATCAAAAACTTCATTTCTTTTGTAGCCTTGTTGACCTTTGATTTGAGTATTCATGGTGGTTCTTGTAGTATAAACCGCATTAACAAAAGCCTTTTGATAATTTAAATCTCTTGCATTTGCCTGCAATGCTGTGTCTCTTACCCAGCATGCAATTGCGAGCGCCATAATTAAATCATCATTGTAGCCTTTCATTGCTTGCGGCCTACCATTCCTCCAAATAAAAGTTTTCATCTCATTAGTTGTGCGAGAAGAATATATCGTAATTAGTTTGTTTCTGATAAACTCCTCTAATTTGGCTATTATGAGAGGGCGCGTCTTCATCGAAGTGGTAAACCCTGGAACTGCCGAATTTCTTATCTCAGCCTGATGTTGTTCAATATATTCGTGTGTTGACTTAATCGAATGATAAACATTTGGATATCGAAAATCATTTATAAGTTTATCCAATACAGAATATCCAATATTGTTATTCTCGACCACAAGCATACAGCCACCAAATTCTCTCCCAACGCTGTTTAGCATATTCGCAAACATATCAATTGTTGGCTTGCCTTGATACTCTCCCACAATTTCTAGCGTTTCAAGTTTAACGATATGAAATGTAGAAAAATCTGCACCGTCGCCGCGAGAAACATCGGCAACCATTAAATAATTGCAGGTAGGATCAAATTCTTCCCATATCCAAAAATTGCGATCGAAGCCGGTTCTATGCTTTGGTTCGCAAATTGTGGATAATAAGTATTCCATACATTCTGGATCGATGACTGTCTCACCTGAAGTGTTAAAGTTACATTCGAGTTCTTGTGCAATCTGTCTCTTGGACATGTTTTTTGTTTCTTTCTTGTACCAGTCTTTATCTCTTTCGGGGTGAACATCCCACTGCAACACTGTAAGATTAAAGTTGTTCGTGCCGGCTTCGGAGTCCGTGCACGTTTTATGAAACCAGTTACCAACACCGTTCGGCGTTGATAGGGCAATGCAGCGACCACCAGTAGAAAGCGTAGGATATAGACCAGTCCACAGCTCTTCAAGGTTTTCGATATGGGCAGCCTCGTCAAGAACAAGAAGGGACAATGCCTCTGAACGACCAGCATCGCCAGAAGTCGAGGCGGCCTTAATCGAAGAACCATTAGAAAGCTCAAAAGATGTGCGGTTGTCGACACTAATCTTTGCAATCTTCAGCCAATCTGGAACATTGCGCATGATGCTCTTGACTTTTTTAACTAAGTTTCCAGCTGTCGCAAATTTGGTAGCCATAACGAGAATAGCCTTGTCTCGATGAAACAACATCATCCATACGATATAACCTGCGGTGATCGTTGAGATTCCAAGCTGGCGCGCTTTTAGAATAACATTAAAACGATAATCATTAAAATTTTCCAAGAGGTCATCTTGGAAGTCGAAAGTGTTAAAAAGAATAAGTCCATGTAATGGGTGCGATATTCTTGCGTAGTTATTAAGGAAGTAAGAGGGATCTTTTCCACACTTAAGAATCTCTTTTACTCTTTCTTTCTTGTCTAGTTGAAAGCTCATTAATCATTTTTTGGCTTTGGTCTTGTATCGTTTTTGGGTCGCTTACCTAGACCGCCCTGATCGAGAAAGCTGCGCCAGCCGGCCTCAAGTCTGTCCTCGGAAGCTTCTCCAACCACTACAACGTCTTCCATACCACCAATTTTATAATGCTGTTTTGCTGTGACCCATGAGCGGACTCTCGATGTGCTCTCTACATGTATGTCTATCTCGCCTTCTTTCGTTAGGCTTACAGATTTGCCGGTAACTTTACGATACTCTTTCTTAAGAAACGAAGAAATGTCTGCTATTCTTTGATCCATGTCGCCCTCAAATCCGTTAGCGTATACTTCTTTTAGTTGGACTTCGGAATGATATTTAATACACATCATGGGCCCATAAAAAGATACACCAAAGCCATCTAAAACCCTCTTATCAAGCAGCGGGTTTCCTTCTTCTCTTTGGAGGCCGGCCTTGAGCGCGTCTCCATCTTCTGTTAGCGCCCCGTCATAAGCATTCGCGGCGGCCTGGGCCAAGCCACGAACAATATCTAAAACTGAAACTGGTTCTTTTTTCTTGGCCATTATTCTGCTCCTTTTTGTAGTTCGTCTACCATCAGCTGCACCAGTCTGGTAACCTTGGGGGTAGCTTGCTCACCCTTGCCTGACATGGCTTTTTGTACTTGCTGGAGGGTTTGCAAAATATTACGCTCGCGCGGGGTGAGGGCGCCCATTTCCTTTTGGGCCTCTTTGGACTTGGCAGACTTTGTAAGTTCCTGGGCACTCACAGCCTCGTCCATGGCGTCTCTGATTGCTTCCTTGAGAATTTGTTTACTTAGTTTCATTTGGTTCTGGTCTCCATCCGTTTATCCATCTTTCTTCCCTTCCCTCAACATGCTGGACGTAACAACTGTTGCAACAACCAAACTTGATGAGACAAACATCATCCATAGATTCCTTAGAAAGGCGATCACAAACAGGACAACATTTTAAAGATTCTCTATTAAGTAGTTTTTTTGAGATCTTAATCCCATTAACATCTATTTTTTCTTGCCACTCCTCATTTTTATATTGTTTCTTATAAAATTTTTGAGATTGTTGAAGATAGCTCTTCTCTTTAGCTTCGTTCCAGTTTCCCTTTGGGTTCTGGATCGCTTCTTTGCCATACTTCTCTGCGATGGCTTTTTCGATAGCGGCAAGCTTGGCCTGTTCGTCACTCATTAAACACTCTATATACGCCATAAGTTGTTGCAACACCAGCGGCTATTCCGCCGGCGAACCACCACCACTTATTAGAGGGCGCCTGTTTTAACATTGCTTTTTGCAACGCAACAATTTCAATATCTTTCTGTTCAATGCGCAGATCATATTCTTTAGTAAGTGCATCTAAACGAATTTGAAAATTTTGACGCTCAAGCTGAAACTCGGTTGCCTGAACATCTATCTGATACTCTACTTCTAGATCGCACTCTAGACGATATTCCATTGGAAGCACCAGTAGCTCCGCAATGCCTCGCTTATTAAACAAAACACCCTCAAAAGGGGCCGGCTCGTCTTGTCCAACAATAGTAAACTGTGGCGGTTCTGCGTGAGCCGCCATAGAAAATAATAGTGCTTTAAGGAACATACTGAAATCCGAATGTATCTTCTACTTGTTCTGCGAGTTCTTCTTTGTTTTCGGTGAATTGTTTCCGGTTATCGATTGTTGTTTCAATTTCCACAACTCTCTCCTCAACCACCAGTTCAATCTTTCCTCTTTCTTTTTCATATTCTCTCTCCAATAAATCTAGGGCATCGCGATATTGTTGCAATGCTTGTTCTTTTTTCTCTAATTCTTCAGCGTGAATTTCTTGCAAACCATCAATTTGGTTCTGAAGAGATTGCTGGCTGGTTTCATACGTATTTTGCAGTTGTTTATAATCATAACGCATTTTTCCAATAACTGTAAGTAAAAGGACGATAATTGTTATTTCTTTCCAATTTTTCTTCACAAATGCAAGAACTTTAAGCCAGTCAACTCTAATCATCACACACCTTTCATTCTGGCAATACCGTCGATTATAGCCTGACCGCCAATATAAATTGCCGAGATCATAACCCAGTCGCTGGATGCCAAATCATAAAAGGCAAACAGCCCAGTAGCCGTCAACCAAACCATAAACTTACGAGAAATTGCCTTCTCTACTAATCTATCTAATTTTCCTTGTACATACTTTTGCATTACTTCATTCCTTTTTCTTTATTGTCTATACTCTGCTGTTATGAGGCCAGCAACCATAGTGGCAACCGACATTGGATCAGCAGGAGATTCTGCTGTCATTTTTACTATATCGGCGCGGACTCGCTGGGCCAGTTTCGAAGCTTCGTCCGGGACAGCTTTAAAAGCGGCAGTGATTTCTTTAGGATCTGAACCAACCGGAGTCTCTTCTCTCATAAGTTGTTCCAACTCTTCTTGGATGATTTTTTCTAAGTCTTCTTTAAATCCCATCGTGGGGCGATCGCCTTCGGCGCCGCCGGGCTGATACTCTGTGGGAAAGCTTTCTTCTTCTGGCTCGGGCTGAGGTTCTGAAACATCGGCGTCATACATTTCATCATACACGGCGCCCATAATATCGCCGGTTACATTTGGTGGGATGCCCTGCAATAACGCTACAATAGTGCGTTGAGCATCTTCTGGCGCGATCTCTTCTTTGATAACCTCCTCGGTAACAATTTGTCGCAATCTTTCAAGTGTGATTTTCATTTTATTTGTCTTCTCCTTCTGGTTCCGGTTCGGGTGCGCCAGTCTTACGACTTTCAAGTTCATCGGCTTGTAGTCTATTAACTATAACGCTTGTCACGAAAGTCTCCAATATATCCTGGCCAGAACTTTCTATTTGTTTTGCGACATAAGCCCGCAAAGCTTTAAGCTCTCGCTTATCATCGCGCCATAAATTTTCTAATTTATTGTATTCGCGATTAAGAAGTTCGTTAGCAAATTCTTTTGCTTTTTGTTGTGTTGAGCTTCTTTGTGTAAGCTTCCTTCCAACCCTGGCTGCTCCTTTTAGCTCTTTGCTTGTTGGTCCTGTCCCAAAAAATCCCGAACGGGCATGTTTATCAAATCCTTTGCGGATACGATCCATGATTCCTTCATCTAAAAGAATTTCTATCTCTTCCTTGATAATCTGCTTAAGTTGGGATTTTGTGACTTTCATTATTTACATCCTTCTGGCAAATGTGATATTAATGTCTCTTTATAAGTACTTAGTGGTGGCTGATTCCAACTGATATGCGGGCAATAATCTTCGTGATCTTGCTTGTCTTGTAAATATAACTCTAGTGCCAAAGCATCCCGCTCCATATCAGATAAATCAGCTTTTAATCTATCTACATCAATTGGTAATGTAATAGCTGCAAGCATGAGACATAGAAGAATAGTTTTCATCGCGTTACAATATCCTCAATTCTATCAAGTATACTTCTAACGTGAGCAAGATCGCTCTCAACTCTAATTAGTGTTCTCGTTGCTTCTTCTTGCTCATCAACCTGCTCTTCAAGTTCTGCAACTTGTCGCTCCAAGTCTCCCATATCATTTCTTAATTGAGATACTTCTACATTTACAGACCACACCCAGCCTGCAAGAGGCATAATAATTGCCCCTAATACAAGTGTAAATATTTTCCACATATCTGGTTTCATATCGTTAATCCATTCATACTTAGTATCGCAATCAATCCAGGCACATTCTTGCGCACGTAAACGCCAGAGAATAGTGTCTCGCATCGGCCGCCGACATAAGCGATTGCCGACTCAATGTTTTTACTAACTCTTGGATCTGCCACCATTTCCTCAGACGCCACTAAGATTAGGGAGCCGGCTGCAGCTTTTCCTTTAGGTGGTGGGCAGGCAGACCTATTCATACAGTTGTGTAGGATCACCGATCCAAGCTTTCCAGTATTTGGATCTTTTATCATGGTTGAGCCGAGAAAAGCTCTCCCGTCATTGCCCAAGCATGTTTCCAAATCTTTGCTGTCGAAAGATTGGATTGGAGAGTCTTCAGTTGATAACTTTAACACCTGCGCAAATGACTTAGCAAATTGTGTATTAGCAACAGGATACATACCAAGCATACCAATTCTGCCGCGTAGCAAGCGAGTGGCTCGCTCGTTGTCGAGAACAATATGCGGATACTGAGCAACATCATTTGCCAGCGTCAACGCATTACGAGCGATTGTGGGGTTGAGGTTTTCTTGCGCTGTTGGCCAAGAAACCACATAAACAACTTTTCCAGAAGACTGAACGGATTTCATATAGCGTTCGAATACCGGGTGAAGTGCAGTCACAGAACTTCCAGTTCCGCCGCCTCCACCAGCAAGAACAAACAGCCAGTCCACCTTTCCAAGTTTAATGCGGAGCGCGTCTTCAATAACGGCGCCGTTCATTGTGAATACTTCCTTTCCATATTCTGTATTCTTACCGATGCCATCGCTATCGGGAATAAGAACAACGTGGTCTTCTTCCACGTTCTTCGGAATGTCTTTGCCTGTGGTATTCACAAGCAATGTCTTATTGAAGCCAAGCTCGATGAAAGCGTTAGCCATCTTGTTTCCGCCACCGCCGACACCAACGAAGCCAACGTTAATAGAGGAAGGAGCAGTATTTTCTGGGAGGAGATCTTCATCAGAGTATTCCATCTGTAATCCAAAGTCCTCAACCATTCCGAAATCTTGTGCATCAACTTCTTCATGATAGTGATCTTTCTCTTGATTAAACGAAGGTGGTGGCTCTGCTGGCGGCAGAAAATCAAATTCGTTATCGTTGTCTTTTGTGCTCATTGTTGCTCCATTTCAAATTCTTGTTCGGCCGTCGCGATAAGTTCTCGATTTTTTTCATCAGTGGCCAGGACACGTGTGCCCGGCATCCTCCGCATAAGGCCTTTTACCATATCAATATATTCTCTATCGGGATCTCTCTCAGCTTGTCGCTTTTCGTGAGCTTCCCTATCGGCATCACTCATCCCGCTTCCATAGCTTCTTTGTGGTTTCTTTCTGTGAGGAGATGCAATCTCGGGTTCGCCCTGCGGATCATAAACAGAACCGGGAAGGCGGTGGCCTTCATTTAAGGCTTCCTCAAGCTCTTCCTTAATAATCTGTTTAAGTTGGGATTTGGTGATTTTCATTATTGATTTACTCTTGCGTATCCGCGCTTTTTGTCTATAACAATTTGCATATCAACGCAGTCTTTGAGCGAATCAAGGTGTGAGATAAGCAAAACGTTCTTAAAATACACTTTAATTAGTTCCAAGATTCGAATAAAACCCTCCATATTTTCTTCGTCTAGCGCTGTTCCCGGCTCATCAAGAATGAATAAATCACTCTTGGGCAGTGAAGACACAGATAGAAGCGCCAACCGAATAGCCATCGCAGCCATCGTTTTCTCTGCACCTGAAGCCATTTCAATCGGGCGCTCATCGTATTGCGGGTGCTTGATAAAGATGTCAAACTTATTGCCAGAACTCTCAAAGAAAATCTCAAACTCCACAATGTTGGCGAGAACCTTGGCAATCTCTTGATTGATTACTGGGATCTTCTTTTTGATAACATCGTAAGCAATTCCGTTTGGATGCATACAGCGCATAAACAAATCGTATGCTGCGAATGAAGATCTTAGATCGTGATATTCTTGCTTTTGCTCTCGCAGCGTTTCTACACGCTGCTCGTAGGAGCCCACAAGTTTAACGAGGTCAAGTGTTTCTTCTTCGCAAGATATGATTTTCTTGTTATTGCTCTCGATGCTCTTTTCTAAAGAACGCTTTTCGCCGAGCAACTTCTCAAGGTTCTCGATTGCTTCCTTATTGTCCTCATACTCAGCAATCTTCGAAGAGATGTCTTTAAGAGCGAGTTCGATCTTTGATTTGACAGTTTTGTTGCGTTCTCGCTCAAGATCGGTTTGCGTTGTTTCTGCTTCAATCTTCTTAATCAATTCAATGAGGCGGCTGTGTTCCATAAGTTTAGTGAACACGTCGGCTGGATTAAGAGCGTTCAAATCAACTGTCGCATTTCGAAGTTCGTGCTCTGCGAGATCTTTGCTGGCGACAGCGATATGAGCTTCCCTAACAAATTTATTTTCACAGCAGAACTTACAATTCGGATCGTATTCGTGCTCTTCTAATAGCTTTTCCTTTTTCTTGATCTCGGATAGTTCTTCTCTGAGTTCCTTTTCTTTTTCACGCAACTGATCAATCTGCATCTGAAGCTTCATGAACTTGGCGATGTCAACTTTATTAGTCTTACTTTTAGAATCATCAACTACTCTCTTCTTTCTCGTAATTTCTCGCGATTGCTCCCGGATCTTCTCTGTAAGCAGTGCAACTTTCTCGGTCTTACCCTTTTGTTCTTCGCGAAGTTTGGCGATATCAATAAGCTCGTTAGGAATTGCGGAGATTTGTGTATCTAGGGCGCCCAGACTATCTTGCAAGAGGGCTAGCCCCTCCCTTAATTCGGTACAAAAATATTTATTGGCTACTACACTATCGCGATGATCTTCTAACATTTCATTCACGGTGTCGATCTCCTCATTATAATCCTTATCTTCATGCTTCTTAAGCATTACCTTGGCTTCGACAGAATCTTCCTTTGCCATTCGGAATTTCTTCTCAAAAACCTCCAGATCTAAGAACTTCGCAATGATTTCCTTTCGTCGCGTTGAACCTTCGTCAATGAACGCGAGCGCTCCGTGTTGGGAGGCCAACGACGATACCATGAAGTCATCGATAGTTCCGAAATGCTTGCGAATGTTTGCATCAGTCTCGTTACGTGTTGTGCCATTAAGTGAAATTACCTCATCAGTGATGTGATCTCGCATCTCAAAGTTTAAATCAGTCTTTGCTTCTTGAGTTTCAACCCCCTTTAATCTCTTTACGTACTTTGTGGACTCTCGTTCAATTGTGTACGTGGCGTTGTTGGCCTCAATCTTAAGTCTTCCTCGTCCGCTATCTTTATTCTGGTTGATGACATTGAGGTTTTTTCGCTCATTCTTTGAAGTTGTATTAAAAAGAGTATAAAGAGCAGCGTCGATAATACTGCTTTTACCACTAAAGTTCTTTCCAAAAATACCAACAATACCATTAAGCCTATCAAAATTGACAGCATTCTTTTCTCCATAATTAAATAGATTATCGAACTGGAACGACTTGAGCTTCCAGTTTACATTTCGTGCTATTTCCTCTTTCTCTTCGATAATTTTATTATAAGTACGATTAAGCTCACAAACTTTTTCCATAGTCTCAGCGGGGACCTGATAGTCTTTAAGATACTCATCCATCAGCTCTTCTTGAATCTTTGGATCTCGTAGGTTCTCTGTTCTCAGTCCATCAGTAATGTCTTGCACATTCCCGCGCTCACCACTAGCACGATTCAGAAACGAAATGCTTTCTGGCTTAAACCTGTGCTTGGCAATATCCATTGCTCTGCGCATAACATCAAGCGGCAAGTTATTGGTGCTAACAAGGCGAAGTCTGGCGCCAGTTGGCACGTCAATCTTGCGGGGCATCCTGCCCTTCAATGTGAGAGGGATTGTAAAGAACGGCTTTGGATTCTTGAGCACAATCGGCTCAATATCCCAATCATCCTTTGATTTAATATCCCAAATTAGAATTCCCTTATCGTTAGTCTCGCCGTGATTCTGTTGAACGGTAGAGCCTGCGTACCATACGCGGCCTTCTTCGTCCAAGAACTGGCGCCTGTGGATATCCCCAAGCATTGAGAAATCGTGGTCATCAAAGATTGTGATTGTGTCTTCGCCATTAACCATCGTCCAATTCATATCGGTTTTACAATTGCTAATTGAGCCATGATAGAGCGCGATGTTGATCTTGTCTGGGTTGCTTGGCTTTATCCACTTCTCTCGATCGAAGACCGAAAGCACATTCAAGCAGAACTTATCGTCCAAGTGTGTTTCGCCAGAATCTTTGAGCAAGTTGAGTCCGGCTAAGTTTAACGCATCCACAATCGGTGTGAGTGCATCCTGGCGGCTGCTGTTCTTTAAGTTGCCGTCGTGGTTACCCAAGATAATATATGTGGGAGCAATCTCCGCTAAGTTGCGGAAGAAGCCAGAACACATTTCCACAAACTCTGGTGAGATTTGTGTCTTCGTGTGTGCGATGTCGCCGCAGTGAACGATGTAATCGACTTCTTGTTCTCGTAATGTTTCGTATAATTGTTCAAAGACAATCCTATACTCGTAATGATACTTCAGATTTTTGATATGAGTATCGCTTATATGTGCAAACTTCAAGTTCCCTCCAGACGTAGTTATGCCGTTAGTATTATAATACCCTATGCGGGATCTGTTGTCAAGACTTTTTTAACTGTCGACTAATCGTCGTCCCCAAATCCATGTTGGGCGCCTAAGATCATTGCCGCGGCGGCATGGGGAGCAGACAGTTGCAAAGCTTTAGCTACATTTTTAACAAGGTGTTCTTCGCCTAAATGCTGACCTATGCGATAAGCATGCATAGATACGTCGATATTCATACGATCTCCAAAAAGCTGCGATGCTTCTTCTTGTTTGTTTGGCGCTCTTTTTGTTTGCATAACGGCTTGCTCGCCGGGGGCGCCTGCAGTCACGCTATCTTGATCTACGTTTTTAAGAGGATAAGAAGCCGCAGCCTCTTCAAGCTCTTCCTTAATAATTTGCTTAAGTTGTGTTTTTGTGATTTTCATAATAATAGTGCCCCGATCGCTCCATAGAGCATCATTCCCATAACAAATGTAGCCATTCCAAGAATTCCCAATATCTTTAAAAGCTCCAAATCGCTTATGCCTTTCTTAAAAAGATATCGTGAAAGTTTTCTTAGCATTAAAAGATTGACCCCAAGTTGACCTCTCCGTCTTCAGTGTCTTTAATAATCTCAAGCTCTTCTCCGGCGAGACGTAGCTCTCGTTTAAGCTTTTCAGCATGTTCCCATGCTGACTCATCAGTATGATCTCGATACGAATGTCTTTTTATCAAGCTACCATCTTCATCACGAACGTCGATATAATACTGATTCATGAACTCTTCTTCTTGACCAGCGCGATTAATATGATGGCGGCGGCGCATTTTCTTGAGCATATCCCCTAAGCCTTCTTCAAGCTCTTCCTTAATAATCTGTTTAAGTTGGGATTTTGTGATTTTCATTTCTTTTTTTCGCAATAGCCTTTCAAGCCTCTAGAGAGATCATAGCTTTTGGATTCGGGGCCTTTGGACTCTTTGGCGTATCTCCATTTTCCACCTTCACTTTTACATTTCTCTATCTTGTCTGGATCATCTTGGCCCGATTCGCCGCCGGCGGGCTGATCGTGGGGATCTGTAGCCTCACTCAGCGCCTCCTCCTTCTCGTCCATAAAATAACGAGGATCAATAAATTTTGTGTTTTTTCTTCTAGCCATGGTGTTCTCCTATACTGCCGACAGTAAATCTAACAATAAATAGTTGTCTCTGTCGATAAAGGTTGCGTTTTGTTTTCTTTCCTCAAACACATCTTTCGGCATAGAGCCCACATCTTCATATCCGGTTACGTCTATCTTATATAATTCCACATCATACTTTAACAAAGTCTTGATTACTTTTCGTTCTTTTTCTACTGCATCAGGATCCAAGGCGACGTAGACTGGTGTGTCGTTGAAAACAATTTTTTTGATGAGCGAAGAATCTGTGCGTAACGTTGAGCCCAATATCGGGACAGAATTTCCTGCGTTGATTGCATCGAATACCCCCTCCACAAGAATCAGGTCTTCATTCCAATTAACATATAATTCGTTAAACACGATGTTCTTAGACGAGCGTGGATTCTTGTATTTGTAAGTATCGCCATTATAACTTCTCGCCACAAAATAGCTAACATTTCCGTCATCATTGAAAGAAGGCACCACAATTCTATTGCGATATTCTCCGCTAAAGCAGTATCCAATCTTCCATTTTAGAATCTCTGCGGCAGTAATACCACGTGATTTCAAATAGTTGCGAGCATATATACCCGTCTTGGGTATGTTGTCGTGACACAAACTTACGAATTCTTCCGGTAGATCGACTGTCTGATCGTTTCTCTCCACGCTTCTCTCAGCAAAGAGATCATCAAATCTTTCCAGATCTTGCCGACCGAATATTTCGTCCCATTTCTGTAATTGTGTATAGGAACCAAAGCTCCTAATAAGACGCCTAATAGAGCGGCCCCGATAATCACAAATCCAACACTTAAATACATTTTTAGACACGTTAACAGAAAGCTTAGATTTGTGGTGATTGCACTTCGGACATTGAAAGAGAATTTCCGAGCCTCGATCCAGGCCGCGGCCAAGTGCTTCATTCAGTATCTTCTTCGCTGCTTGCTTGTTCAATCGCCCACCCTGCTTTTGCTATAACAATTGCATCAGCACGATCATACGATTCAGGTTTCGGATTTCCGTGCTTTGTATATTCTACCCTGAAAGCAGGCTCGTTGTCAAGCAGATATTGTAAAACAACTTGTTTTGCTTTTTGTCCTCGCGGAACTTTAATGCCAGCATGCTTGCGGGCGGAGGTGGCTGCGATATATTTCGGCTCCATTTCAAACATCTCATACGCGAGCCACGAAACAATACCGTTAAAACGAGTAAGAGTTGAGAGAGTTTTGGCCGAGGATTTGCCGCCCATAAACATATGGAGCGACTGTTCGATATAGATGTGATTTATCTTATTCTCTTTATCTTGATCGTCGGCTAGCCAATGCTCTTCTCTATCATATTGATAGTTGTCCAATAAGTTGAATAGCGCCTCTTTTATTCTTTCTGCTTTCTCAAATAAATTCTTATATTTTCGCAGATCAACAGAATCATAAAAAACTATTTCGCCTTCTGCAACAATCGCAAAGCCAGTTATGCTGGTTGAAACGTCTATACCAAGTATCATGTTATTATTATACTATATGTCAAGCCGCAATTTAAATGTATAATCTTGATCTTCTTGCTTTAATACAGGGTTTGCCATAGTGGCAATACCAATTAAATTCTTCTTATCATCATATATAGCAACCTTAGAAATATACACTTGGCGTTTAAAAGAGGCGGAGTGGTTCATAAAACTTGATGATACCACATTCGCCAATAATCTATCAGAACTCTCTTCATAAATTTGCGAAGAAGTGATTCTTAATTGTTCTTGTCCGTACAATAAGAATGTTGGATTGTTAGAATAGTTTGCTTCACCTCTTCTGGCGTGAGCAAACATCGTCATAACCTGTGTTTCGGTTGTGCCTTCGAAAGATAAATTAAACGAACAGGATACGAAAGTGGAGCCTGCCGAGGTTGTATTAACTCCGTCGCCTGCGCCGGCGCCGAAAAACTGCCACTGCGGTTTAGCGTTGAGGCCGTCTGTTTTCATCTTAATCGCTTCTGGCTGCAGGGGCCAGGAGCCCGTGAGAAGAATAAACCCTTCGTCATAAAGCACCACGCCGGCGACCTTATCATTATATGAATCGGCGTGCACGCCGCCGGAAACCTGTATCAGTTCCCCGTTTCTTTTGGTATCTCTCAGCTCTCCACACAACGATCCAGTAAAATACCACTTAAGAGATAAGCTTCCAGGCCTAATCTTTGATCCAAAAAAGATAGATGGGATTGAAATCATTCCTATTTTTTGATTATCTTTGTCCCACCCAATGGCATCATCTACATTAAATCCATCCTCTAGGGACGAAGAAACAACATAGTGTTTACTCCTGATGCCATAAAAATTTAATCTATTTCTTAGTGCCCAATAATGACGATATTTTGGAGAATCTTCCCACCTCTTAGTGCCGTGAGAAAAAGGCGAACTTTCTCCGGTGGGCTTTGTTCCCATATTTCTATCGCCTGCTTTGTTCATATATTCTCGACTAATAGAGGCAGACATCGGATAACTGCCGTATAAAATATCTCCAACGCTTGCTGTGGTCCACTCGTTAAGGCCGCCCGAAGAGGTTACAGATCGGAAGCTAGCCCCTGCTGTGTCCTTTGTAATAAAAGGATAGATAAATGGGTTATCTCCAGAGGGGGAATCAGAATCACTAGACCCCGTTATCTTATCTATGTTATATTCATATAGGCTAATATGTCCTGGTTGTACATTTCTAACATTTGCACTAAATGCTCCGGATTGTTCAGGAATATTGTTATAATATATCTTGCTATCAAAAATGAAAAACTCACAACGAGGGTGAGCTTTCATTGTGTTCAAAAGAATATCTTTAGGCTTGAACTTTTTTATTGACATTTTTAGAAATCTAATCTAACACGTAACGTAATCTCATTTGTTGGAGTTTTCTTCAGAGGCTCTGATAGTTTAGCTGTTGCCAATAATTCATTACTAGAATTATACAGCCCAATAGTGGTAAGATAAGCTACCGGCTCATCAGATGCGACAGACTTAACTCTAATCTGGCTTCCGGATAAGTATGTTGGGTTAGAACTATAGTTATACTTGTTATGCGGCACCCTGCAGAAATAAATTGTTGAGTTAATCTCTGTGGTATTATTAAAAGAGATATCATAAATTCTATGCCTTAATGCGTCACACGATGCAGAAATAACAGAACCAGTAAATGCACCAGAAACGCTTCTTACGTGGGGCTCTCCGTCTCCGGGAGAACCACTAAAGAAATAGTGACCATGTGTACCGGCGGAAGAAATACCTGGATGATTGTCTGTCTCTGCTGCCATGTCATCAAAGATAGACGAAGTAAGAACAATTATGCCGGCCTGATAAAAGATCACACCAAGCCCGCGAGTAGTTAGACTGGCCGTAGTGTCGTATAAAATTCCAAAATCACCACCCGGAACACTAGTTGTTCCTTGTCCGTTTGTAGACGCAGAAAGATCCTGCAGTGTTAATATGCCGCTTGGGGCGTTGGAGGATCCGGTTGGCCAAGGTTGGCCCCAAGATCCGGTACCAATCTTAATAGTAAAAGAACCTTTCTTAATCTGGTCTTTTACAAGCAGTCGAGAAAAACTTAAGAAGAAGCAAGACTTCATAGAGCCTGTTTGATCAAGCGTCAAATCGCTTTCAAACAATCTAACAGTATTATTTGAGCCAGTGAAGCCCAAAAGAACCTGGGAAAATTGGTTATAAAGATTAATCTTTTTACTATTTTGACTATTGGCAGATGAAGAAAAGGCGGAGCTTTCATCATATCCGATAGTAATATCAAAAATATGGTTAGCAGAAGAACTTAAATAAGGATAATCATAAACACTCTGGAACATTCCATGAGTATAGTTTTTAATATTTTCATTGTTATAAGTTGCTAATGCTCCATCACCGGCGCCACCGCTTATGATTGCGCCCGTAAGAGGGATCGATTCATGAAGAAGCGTCCTCGTGGTAGTTACATCTGTGTTTGTATCTAATGTTTCGTAATTAATTACTGGCATTTATTTTCTCCGATATTCTACGTGCCTGCGTATCTAATAATTCTGACTGGTAATTGTAGTCGAGCGGATGTCACCGATCCTTGAACATATATAGTCGTATCAAGATAATCAAATTTATCGCTGCCGCCGAATATCTTTTGATCATAGGTGCCGTATTTATCGTACTTAATAGATCGGGCGCCCGTAGAAGTTGATGTCATCTCGCTATCAACTACAATATTTAAAGCAGTTGCGGATCCTCTAGGGCCCGATATCGCAGAGATCGTAGTAGCATCAACGAGCGAATTATATGTCACCTCGTTGGAAACCCCAATGGCACTATATGTATTATAGTTGTCTAAAACTGCTGTCGCTGAGGTAGCCGTAGTGGTCCCCAGCGGCGTCATACTAATTTTTGATGTTCCGTCTGTTCCATTTCGGAAATAACCCGCTCTCGGCGCAGTCAACAGCCCTGCAACAAATCGACTATCAGCGTATATTGTATAAGCAGAATCAAGCAAGTTTGTATTAACAATATAGCTAGATCGGTTTGATGAATCGCTAGTTAAGTTTGTAGTATCAAGGCCGGATTCAACATAAATCGCAGTATCAGAAACTTGACTCGATTCTAGAACATAATTAGAGCTGCTGAACGCAGTCTTTAATTTGGTTGCTGTTTCTGAATTAGCTGCAACATAGTAAACGCTTGAAGTTACTTTTGCAGCTGTGCTGACCAGCTCATTTGCTTTTAAAATTGGCAGATAAAGCAAATCTGTTCTTGTGTGTGACGTAAGCCCATAATTAATATTTGCATTCGTCTGGGTGAAAGCCTCAAAGATCGGTGTTTGCATAATTTGCAAGTCAAAATATGCGGAACCACTAGAATGATCTCTATTAAACAAAGTATAATCGATCTCATCGTCGCCTAAAGCAAACTTAGTAATCTTAAAGTTTCCTTGCGCTAATCTCTTTCTTCCAACATCTGTTAATACGGCGTCTAAAATAATGTCGCCAGAGTTATCTAAAAATGCCATTTAATTATTCTCTCTCCTATAAATAGTTAGTAATTTTGGTTTATCCGCTGCTTACATTATAAGTAATATTTAAATCAATTTTTTTACCAGTTTTCTTTGATGTAAGGCGAAGTTTAAATGTTTTGCCCCATATTTTATCTTCTAAATCTGCATTTCCTACTTCTAAATTATCAATCTGTGTGTAAGACGGCTCGGCATAGTCAACATCTGAGTCCACTAAAGTCAGCTGACTCGCGTGGGGCATAATTTGAAAAATTTTACCAAATGATTTTGTTGGGTTAGTATATGTGGCTGTGTCCAGATCCTCTTCAAAAAGAATTTCTGTTATCATATAATTATAACCGCCATCGCTAACCAGCTCAACTTCATAAATTTCAGTCAATGGGCCAGCTATACCAAATTCATTTAATACTCTAAACATATAATAATATTTTGTATTTGTGGAGATTTTATCATGACACTGTACTACCGCTCTTGTGCCCTTTTCATTTTGTATTGTGAGATCGTATGTTTTAAATGGCGATTCGCCAAAGTCTGCGATCGCGGTTGGTCTCGTCGCTAGTCTAAATACTTCGATTGTACGTGTTGGCGATCGAGCGGGCATTGTAACTTTTTCGTCTTCTAATAAATCATTATGGTATCTGTAATTACTGTTATATTGCATATCGCCTGTCGTTAATGGAGTTGGCAGTTTCGTTTTTGCGAATGCTTCTACGTTTATCGAAAACCCAATTACTCCAGAATCATCTAGCATCTGATATGAAGATACGTCTAAGGAGGGGGCTGGATGATCTAAAATTCTAATTGTTTTTGAGCCCAGCGCAATTTCAACTAGTTTTAATGACGGTTCATAATTTAACATAAAATCAGCCAAATAGGGATCTGATGCATCTCTAAAAATCGAATCACCCAGATAATCTGCTAAATCCGTTGAAGTTTCCTCTTCTTCCTCTTCTTCCGTCTCTTCTTCAGCTGTAACACCATAAAGCGGCTGAGCTAACTCTCCAGTTTCAGCACTTAAAAACTGCAAACAATAGGCTGTCGTATCGTCTGATAATGTGGCTGGCTGGGCTATTTGTTTTGTGTATACCAAATCAGAAAGACTATATCTAATGCCGTGTATTAATTTATACATATAAATATTATATACATAATCGGCGCCGTATCTCAGCTGTGAATCATAAAGTGTTATTGTATCTTCCAGGCCGGTGGCATTAAAAATCCAAAAGTTTTGTATATTCTCACCATTGGGTGCAGCTTTTTCAATTCGATATGCTAAGACTTCATAATATTTAGACGATGAGGCCAGATCATATAAATCCTCAATGCTTTCAATTGATGGTGGATTGCTCTCTAAATAGGATATCACATCATCAACTACTTTTAAATTCTTTCCAATGTTATAGTATATGTAAGGAGCATCTATGGCCTGCGAGGCTTTCGAATCATAAGTAAGAGGTTTTGCGTAAAAGGCCCCCTGTCCGAAGCTGCGGTTGCCAATATTATTATATGATGAATATAAAAAATCCAAAAAATCTATTGATTGGTGTGTTTCAACTGCAGAGTTTTTTAAAGATGAAACTATATCGGAGGCCTCTGAGCCTGAATTGTACGAATAGTTTGCTACTATATTGTGCCCTTCTTTCGAAACGCGATCATCTGTAAAATATTGAAGATCTAACATAAATCTTTCAACATATTTTCGGGTCTTAAGTATATCTCTAAATGTTGTTCCCCCAGAACGACCCAAAGGCATTTCTATTTCAGTATAATATGGCCAGAGGCCGGCGTCAGTATGAACTTTAGAGGTTGAGTTCAATAGCGTGCCGGCTGACTCATGATCAAAAATAAGATGTTGCGATGCAACGAAAGCGCTAGCGGCTGAGGATGCAGAGAGTGTACGGTTTGGATAAGATGAGCTTAAAAAACGTCGAAGATCATAATTTCTATCAAGCATAATATCATCGGTGGAGTCGCCATCAAGATCAGAACCTTCATATAACGATTCCGCTGGGGGCAGCATCTGGTGTGCAGTTGGCGAAAGTAGGGAACTAAGCACATTGGAGTCGGTTGAATATCCCATAATATTACCCAATTCGCCATCTAATGTAAGGTAAGCCATCATATCTTCATCGAAATTTTGGCCAGTGGACTCTGCATCTGCTGCTATTTGATAAAGATATATATTTGGAATTAAATAGTCAGCATCGGATGCGATAGCTTCTTGATATTCTTTTATATAATAATTATAAACTGGCTGAACTCTTATAGATTCATAGCTATCTCCGTCAAGCTCAGATAACACTCTGGCCGCATAATTATCATAAGGCATATTAAATGAAATATAATAATCATCATTTACGTTGGTATTATAAGCCGCAGCGAAAGACGCTGTTCCATAGGAGTATCCCAGCAAATAAGACTTCCACATATTATCATTTAATATGAGATCTTCATTGCCGCGAATTCGAACCGGTATTTTGTAATTTGGTATTATGGCGTCTTCTGACATTTCGGCTACTTGTTCGTAATCAGTAAGAACCTCTTTTAAGTAATAGGTTATTCCGCCGTCATAATCAACATTTCCATTAAAACTTAAAGTAACGCCCTCAGAAGAACTTACATATTCCCAAGATTGCTCCAGTTGCGTTCGCAACGGTTCAGAACCTGATATCAAATTGGTATCAACATATTCAACAGAAACTGATGCCATTAGTAGGATGTCTCCGATACGGTTACCGTGGTTGTTTCTAGTTCAACGCCTACTTGTGTTTCTGTGGTCTCAAAGGCGGTAGTAAAGGTTTCAAGCGTGCCTCCAAAATCGATAACAGACATATAGTCAGTGGCCTCCTGCGTGTTTGGTTCCATTTGACCTACCAAGTCGTCAATACCATCGCTAATTATAGATTGGATATCCTCGAATGCATTTTCAGAACTTGAATGATTGCCAAATTGATTTTGTAGTTTTCGTGTCATTGATTTTTTGCTAGACCAAGTGTCACTCTGGCTGTCTGGACCAAGAGCATAGGTGGTGTCGGTGTTTGCCGTAGTTCCGTAATCTTTGGTGCCGCCAATGTACCAAGTAAAAGTGGTAGTACCGGTGCCGGATTCTTTGGCGCCAAAATGTGAATAATATACGTATGACATTTTTTAAATCTCCTTTATGGCCAGTCTATAATATCTTTAAAATCTAAATTTTTTGTGAGTAAAACAGGCCTGCTCTTATAAATAATGCCTTTTTTAATTCTTTCGTGTTGTTTTTTTGATGGAAGAGTTAATTTAGTTCTCCACAGGGAATCAAATATTTTTGAAGATCCTAATTTCCTGTTTGAAACCTTTTTTTCATTTTTAATTATTTCCGACGCTATAGTTATTGATTCAAATGTGTGGGGCGTGAGGCAATGTTGCAATTCACAAGTATCGTTTTCATAGTAATGTTCACAACAAATACTTCTTCTAAGGCACGGACCTTTGCTTAAAAATTTCTCATACGAATCGTTCCAATTAATATCGACAAGTTGTCTATAATCAAAACCAATCTGTGTGGCACTAGATAAAATATTTTGTAATTCTTTGTATGAATTTACTTTTCCTGTTACTAAAATATCTATATCCCATGTTTTCCAGTTTTCCAAAACCCCTCCGCAGATCCAGTATTTGTAGTGTTCGACGCCCTCTATTTTGAAAAATTGTTCTTTCCAGAGATTTAACTGGTGCGGATCCGGCCTAAACCACGGAATATTGGTTTTGGTGTTTCCCTTAACATATTCAAATTTTTTTGCCTTCATACGAATTCCTACGAGTAGCCTTCGCCATCGCCCCCAGATGCATATTCCTCTTCTTCCTCTGTTCCCATTTCTTCTGATTCATCTTCTTCAGTGTCTACCTCGTCAACTTCCGCATCTCCTGGAAGTTCTGGATCATACGGACTATATGGCGCCTCTGACAACTCCACAAATTTGAATGACTCAATTATATCATCGTCAGTGTACGCGGCATAATTCATGTATTCATAAAAACCAGCATCAGTATAGTTGACCGCCTGTATAAGGCAAAATGAATAAGACGGAAGATCTGCAAGCTCCTCGGCGCCGGCGTCTTCTTCTTCTTCAAGTGGGCCAAAGTGAGCTGGAGAAAAAGATGTTAATAGCTCAGTATCTGAATCATAATCGCTCGATCCTGTTACTGGTGTGATCATATATGTTTGAGGAAAGCCGGTGGCCATGTTTTACTCCATATTTAATAAATATTATCCAAATTGTTTTAATGTGCTATCTTCTCTGGATATATTTAATGATACCAGATCTGCTGTTATTTGTATAACATCGGAAGTTGTCTCATAGGACGTTGTTCGACTAATCTTGTCTCTAAGGGTTCTGGGTGGCGCATCGTCCAATGTAAAAAACGGATCACTATCGGAATTAGGAAACTTATCAGTTGCTGAAACATTATCCGGAGTAAGCTTGAGAACAGATTTGTCAAAAATATTTTCATTTTCTACAATGTCTGTATCAGTTTGAGAGGGCAAGAGAGACATTTCTGTTGACATGGAGCACACAGAGCACCCTAAAGCCCCCAACACGCCTAGCGCGCTATCATTATCAGAAGTAGTTGGAGATTGTACGGTAATTATTCCATTTGAATTCATTTTTTTATAGGCGCCTTGTATCGCCAGCAAATTGCTAGCGTCGGCGCTATCAGATGTTACCAGCTGACCTCTTATAATCGCAACACTGCTTCCTGCCGATATACCGGAAACAATGCTTGAAGCGCTTGATTTTTTAAGTTTAAATGATGGCATTTATTTTGTTCTCCTTGTTTTTATTTATCTTCATGTTAAATTCTATGAACTTTCCTCGCCGTCATCGCCGGTGTCCGCGCCATAATCCTTGGCGGTTTCAGGAAGCCAAGTGGATCCATCGCCAGAATATATTATTTCTGGAAGACTTTTCCATTCTTGATTATACCATATAGTAGTGGCGCCTCTGGACTCAATCATAGACTCTATGGCTGTTTCAACAAGACCACCATCTGAATAAAATTGCGTCCATAGTGCCTCTATTTGATCTTTAAACGTCTCTAGCTGTACTAAATTTCCTGTATACGGTCCGATTCTATCAGAAATGCTTTGGGCAGTGTCTAACAGCTTCTCTGAATCTCCTCCAAATTCAGAATATAGAATATCTTGATGCACATTATAAATTACAGGCATCCGCATCCACGGCTTTGCGCTATCGTCAGGATAAATTTCATCCATAGCATTTACAAAAAATTCATTAAAATAGCCTTCAACATCGTTATAGCTACAATATTCATTAGCATAATCATAATAAGCTTGAAACTCTTCATAAACTGCTGTGTAGTACGAACCAGTAATAGCCATAAGAACGTCTGCACTTTTATCTTCCGTAACTATTTGAAAGTCATATGACTCTATAGACATATCGTCACCACTAGTGCTAGTCATTGTGTCGCTATTTGAATATTCAGTCACTGTTGCATCCGATGTCGAATCTAAATCATAGTAATCTTGGAAGGCAAAACACGCCAATCGATAGTCAGTTGTTGCGGCGCCGAGAGACATTCCCGGCACAGAAAATGGCGCCAACATACAATATGAATAGTCTCCGAAGCCCTGGGTACCATCAGAATTCGCCCCAGGATAAACTTCTACTTCTCCAGGATCACCAGTGTAGCCACCGACGATTGTCGTGCTATATGCTGTATAAAGCGGAAACGGATAACTTGGAGAATGTGTATCATAATGGGTCTCTATTGTTCGAATTTTACCTCCATCATAAAATCTTCGCAATCTTGTATAATCAAATCTTAATGATGCGTTTATAAGAGACTTGCCAAACCAAGCTTCCAGGGACTGTATGTTAAAAACACCAGCTAAGGCAGTATCATATCTAACCGCTTTTTCAAAATCAAAGAATATAAATCCATAACTTAAAAACATATCTTCTGCATCTTCATAATCAGGGAGATCAGTACCGCTGACAACGGCGGATGAATATGCGTATCTAGTAAAATACTCTATAGAGTTTTCATATATCCTTTCAGAATCCATAGTTTCATCATCACCAGCTAAATAAGTGCCGGCCGCAAACTCCTCTACATCCGGATAATCATAACTTACTTCAAACTCCACCTGTCTTGCGTCGATTACTTTAAAATTTCTAATTAATTTTTTTTGTAGTGGGCTGGAATCCGATAAAACATTATTTTCATTAGCTACTAATTCTGTAAGCTTTGTATAGAAAGCATCTTCTTTGTAAGGGAAAGCTCTTCTATACTCATTTAATCTTGTTAAAAAAGTAGGCTCATATGCGTCAGCCTCAACCAAATACATCAAATTCTCTAAAATTTCTTGCCCCTCTTCCGTGACCGGATCTTGTGGCATAATCGTATATATTGCCTCTACAATTCGTTCTCGATCGAAATCTGAGTACTCTCGTGTCGTGCCGTCTGTCGCGATCATTGGAATGCCGTCCCAAAGTGTGTCGGCCAAAAACCACCTCAGACGCGGCTCGGAAGTGATCGAGCCGTCGTCAAAAACCTGCTCATATGCTAAACCTGAGTGCCTCTTATTGATGAGATTTTTATTTTCATTTACAATAGAAAAGACATCAACACTCTCCAAATCATGTTCTATTGTTGAACTAAATGCATAAACATTGATGCTTTTATAATCAACCTTTCTGTCGTCTGATTGATAAGCAGCATCCATCAAGTCGTCAAATAAGGTATAATCACCAATCATAGGGATACTGATTGAGGCTATATATTTATAAAATCGTTCTGTCTCTTCAACAATTACTAGCTCTCCCTCGTCACTAAACTCATCAAATGTTATTGCATTATAGTTGGTTTTGCAATAGGCGCGCAATGACGAGGAATTGGTATCTTCTGCATAGGTTGCATTAGTATAAGATGCCTCAGTAGATACTCCGTAGCCATAAGCTATAAGATTATCGTGATAGCTAGGGTTTGCTTTAATATCTGACATTGCATTATTGGCAAAAGATGCGTCAGACATATACATTTTTTTCATATGTTCGAAGATAGACTCTTCTCTTCTGCTGATTGCAGTAATTGATGGATCACCAACAATATAAACAGCATAAAAAATCAGATCATTTATAGCTTCTCTTTGTTCTGTTGGTTCGGCGCCATCAATCTCGGGTAGATAAATCGCTATGTCAACCTGTAAGCCATCCGAAGTATTATCTTCATAATCATTAGTCTGCTGACTTTGAACGTACACTCTTTCAATAAAGGGCGTCGGGAATTTTCCCGACATAAGATCTTCTATGGCTCTTGGCATATCTCTGGCTCCGTTACTGGCCCATAAATATCAAAATATTTGGGCGATACATCTTCAGTTAAAGATGTATATTGACTGCAATCGTAATCTAAATCAATATAATATGATTCTTTATTAAAAAGTTCTGTGGCACGGCATGCTAGCTTTGGATCGACTTCTTGATCCGCAACAATGCTGAAGTAATATTCTACGCTACCTGTATGAAGCTCTTCTAGTGGGGTTTCTATTGGCTGTGGTGAAACCATAAAACCATCTACTACTTGAGGTACCCCTTGCTTAAAAAATTTCTTTATAAGGCTTGTCTTTACATCCGTGCCGCCAGTAAAAAATCCACCATCAGTTGCAATCTTGTCTTCATCTGAAGATGTTATTCTAGCCGTAGTGCCTTCGGAATTTGTTTTTTTACCGGTGCCATTAGTGTTGGTTATCGTTATCACTCCTGTGGTTTCATCAGACGCGGCACTAACTTTAAGATCGACGCTAGACTGTGCAACATAATTGTTTATTATTCTAACGGCTCGTTCTGCTAATGTAACCGCAGCGGTGCTGGGTGGAGCACCGTCTTTTATTTGTGTAGAAGAGGCAGCTGTCTCTTTGAAAGTAAACGTCGCCGATGTTGTACCATCGTTTATTGTAAACGTTTCATCTCGGATTCCGGGCCCAGATGCATTAAAGGAAAATTGTGCTGCAGCATTTTCCGCATCTTCCGTTTGTTGTTCGAAAACTTCAATATCAAAATTATCAGTTAATAATAAGGTGTTCATTTCTTCAGCATAAATTAGACCATCATCATACACTAGTTCGATTTGGTAATTGTCTGAAAATTTTGCGGTTCTAGCTGCCATTTCAGGTACGGAATCGGGGGCGATCAAGGGTTCAATATCAGATAGCAACTTTTTCTCATAATTTAAAGAGATATTTATTTGAGGGATTTTTGAATTATTTGCTGGATCACTTGTTGCGGAAGAGGAAATTTCTCCATTTAAAGCAACTATTTTCCAAGCAGGGGCAGCTTGAGTGCCGGCATCTAAAAATGCGTCTCCTATGCCTTCATCAATCCTGAACACATCCAACCTTGGCTCGACCATGGTCGCTGTAACGTCTGTTTCAAAATTGTCATCAGATAGTTTTCCTATGTTATTTTCGACATCTTCAAATAAGACTAAGCTTTCTAAATACTGAGTCTCTTCTTTTATTCTTTTGTGAACTTGATTTTGACTTTCATATAACATTAAATCGACACTAGATTTCTCTGGGGCACTTGAGCCGGTATACATAGCATAACGACCATCATATAGAATATTGTCATCAAAAAATTTATAGTATGCTGGCTTGAATTTACCAACCGACATCAAATAGTGGCCATACGAGGTAAGCTTTAAATCATAAACTTGCTCTTTTTTATTTAAAAATTTAGCCATTATTCGCTCTCCAGTTCGCCATATACATCAGTTGAGCCATTTGTGGTATCTGTATCGTCAGATGATTTAAAAAGAACTTCCGCATCCATCTTAATTAGCTCAACAAAAGATAAATAATCATAAGGCCAATTGAATCCAAGCTTGTATCCAGAAGTATCATCATCAAAGCTAAATACATCTTTTGAGGCTTGGCCTGCTTGAGCAGTCGTTAGATCATAATAGTGAGTGCCGGAACGCTGTTTTACTTTAAAGACCATCCATCTTAAGTTTTCATTATCTACTAAGTTTGCCTCCGTCAGCAATTCAGTGTCCATAAGCTCATGTGCAACTGATTCATATTGAAAGGATATTTTTTTATAATCTCTTGGCGCTAAATTCTGCCATATATACGATAGATCATTTTGATCTAAAATATACTTAAATTCAAAAATATACATAACAACCGGATCAACATCTGGATTAGTTAGGAAGTCAAACTGAGGTGGCAAAACGTACCTTTCCATTTTTTGAACTAGCTTTCTTATTGACTCTCCAGCGGCATCTAATGAATCACCTTCCGCCGTTCCCTTAGCACTAGACATGGCAGCTTCATATCTCTGTTTTGGAATGCTTATAAGAGACTTCATGGTCGATGTAAGTGCGCTAGCCTCGTTAGATATGCCTGCTTCATTCTGTATTACATAAGGAACCGCCACAACTGCTTCCCTGATAATTTTACTTTCTGCTATTTCTCCTAAGCGCTTTGACGTTGATGATTTAAAGCCTGCCAGATCTGTTAAAGATTGCATTTCTTTAAATACCTTGTCGCCGGTATCAGCATCATCATTATTATAAACGGTATCGTTTGTTAATACATCGTAATGATTTTTTAACCAATCCTTTGGAATATCTCCAATTTCTAAGAAAATTCCTTTATCTGGCGATTCTGGCATTATACCAAATTGATGCCACATCCCTCTTGGCACTGATGCTTTTCCATAATCAGGCAATGTTAAGTTACCATCATTTTCGGTTATTGGGTGCACCCCTTGATTACCAAAATTGAGCATTGGGGTTTCCCATTTTGGCTGAATTACCCAACGTTTTGCTGCGGTAATATTTGTGCCTTTGATCTTGTTTCCAAACTTATCTTCTTCTTGCTGCAAGACCCTTTCAACACCAAGCAAATTAATGCTGGCGCTGATTTGCATAGCGTTTGCATTAACATTGTGTCCAGAATAAATATAATTATCAGCATTTGTAAATGAGGCAGAACCAAAAGAGGAGATTAAAACAGGATTAGAGCCCAAATAGCCAGCACTACCTGTGCCAATCCCAGGATCAGCTCGCCAATATACCAAAGAGGCCTCAGCTAATATTTGTTCTAAATCATAGCTTTTCGTACTATCCGGTCTAAAAATTACATCGCACCAAGCTTCACCATTGTAATATGGAGGGGTGAATGACCAATAATACCCATTTACACTATCTAATGGATCTGAAGCTAAGACAACTGAGTCTTTCGATCCTGTTGAATCCGGTTGGCCGGCAACGGGAGGACCGAAGGCGGAGGGGCGAGAATACATTGTAAAACTTTCTTGAAAAGATTTGTTAGTTGCTCTTGGATCTTGTGGTATTGGAAAGGCACCGTTTTGATATGCCCCCAAAGTTGAATCATAAATTCTACCACCTGTTAGATCATATGGATCGCTTCCTCCAACAGAGCCAGATTCTAGAAGATAACCTCTAGAGCCCGACACAGATCTTCTTAACTTTATTCTAGCCCCATAAACGCTACCGGATGTAAATCTTAGATCATCTGTAACTGGCTCAGAGGCAAGCTGTGTAAACATATTATCTTTCAAGAAGAAAGACCCAACTTCTCCGAGAAAATTACTGGCCATCATAGAATAAATTTCATCACTTGCCGCTCCCAAAGAAGCAGTTGCATTCAGAGAACAAGAGGGGTGGGGCTCTATATCCAAAAATTGTATCCCTGCAATATATTTTTCTGGGGCTAAGATGGCCTCGAAAGGAACTTTAATGTCCCAGAACTCTCCGCCGCGATATCCAACTTTTGTACTATTGGGAGGGAGGGCCGGCGTGATCATCCAATTTTCTGTATTTTCTAATTTTGATTTACCATAATATGATGCACTTAATTTTCTAGTATCAGTTATTCCTGGATAATTAACTGCCAGTCCAGATTTAATACTGTTGAATAAAATACCTGGAGAATATAGTGTCGTCATCAAAGGCCTCAATAAGCCCGGCCTGTTCTTGATAAGCTCTTCGCCGGCGACTGAAAATTGTGTACCGTCGCCCTTCTTGGACGCAAACAATCCATCGCCATAAGAACGAGAAAACTGTGAGACTAGATCTAAAGTTCTTTGTGCGGGATAAAACCCTTTATACGGATTAAATCTAATTGCAGCGCTACATACTAATCTAATTTCTGTTGCATCAAGCAATGAATCTTGCTTAATGTTGAGAAATTCTGTCATAAACTCAGAATTAGAATAATCTACATAAAAAGAACTTGTCGAGCTGTTGATTGATGTCCCTGGAATCTCGAAAGTGTTTGATTTATTTTTTGATGCCAAGCCATACTTTATGTAATCTTCGATATGTTCACTAATCCTAAATTCTGGAATAATGGAGTAGTCGCGAGCCAACAATAATAAGTCTTCTTTATAATCATCATAATCGTTGAACCAGGGAATAGAAGCGGTCGCTTGAAAAATTGAGGTAGAACCAGAAACTGTAACAATTCCAGCTTGTGAGCCGGCTTCCCATACTGCTTCGCCTGCATAAATATCAATCTGCGAGCTGCCTTTCCAAAATGGAACTCCAATTGAAATACTTCCTGTTTCTGGAATATCCATTCCTGATGGAGATGCCACCGAAAATGGTGAACTAAGAGTGTGTTTTCTGGCGTAAAGGGCGGCGGGGGCCATGAAAGTAAACACTTCATCGCTGGTCTTGGCGGCGCCTGTGTGATATGCAAAATAAGTATTTTGAAGCTCTCCTGCTTGACCCTCTTCAAAGAAATCATGATCGCCGCCGCCAGTTCCAACATTTGGCACTTTTGAGCGCGTCAAGAAATTAGCCGGCGCGTCTAAGGGCCAACAACTTTGTGAAACAGCGGGAGACCTTACACCAAAGGAATTTTTCAAAGCATTTCCAACCGCCAAGCGATCTATTGATGCATCTCTCCAAAATTTATTATCAAAACCAATTCTTTCGCGAGACGAGGAAACAAATTCGTTTCTTAAAGATGGGAAAACATTTTCGCAATACATAATCCAATTTAATGAATAATCGGCCGACTGTATAATCGATAAAACTTGATCATACGCAGTAACAGTTTCCATATTAGGCAAGCCTAGCTCATCATTTAAAGTCGTGCTGTTAAAATAAATCTTTTCATTGTTGTGAGTAATTTTGAGTGTTGTATCTGAATCATCCTGGCTATAATTAATAAGGAGAGGACGGCCTCTCATGGACACAGGTGGGAGACTATACGTTGTGACATCATCATCAGTAATGGCGGCACGCGTAAAAGTACTACTTAAATATTGATCAACTAAGATTGGGTGATCTTGAATCCTTAACCTCTTCCAGTTCCAACCAAAAGTACCACCACGCCTTGTCATCAGCAAGTTAAAGTAATTCGCGGATGTCGTAAGGAAGTTTTCGATCTGGAATCTATCTACAATTGTTTTATTAAAATACTCATCGTAATCAATTGTTGTTGCATGTCCAAGCGTGTTGTTGTCGCCAGAGGCAGTTAAAGGATCGTGTGTTAAAATATTTAATCTTGTTGTCGGCTGGTATAAACTTTGTGTAAGTTGTGGCACAACAGAACTGGCACTCACATAATCAAAATAAGCAACATAACCATTAGCAGAACTAGAAAACAAACCTGCTTGCTCGCCATGTATTCGGGCATGGCCATAAAATCTTATATCTGAGCCAGTAATTGAGCCAGTAACCCACGAATATTGTCTGTCCGATCTGGGGATGGGGTAGGACACATAATAGTTATCGTATTTCGAGGCCGTCGCGGTTGTTATCGTCTTTGGACTAAAGATGTCGCCGGCATTGGTTATTTTTATTACTGCTCTTCGATTTCTATTAAGCTTATGAAAAGATGGAAGCTGGTCATAGGAGGCGCCGGGCATATCATTCGAAGAAGTAACAAACATGGAATCTCTACCAAATCTGGCACTATGTCTTGCCAAGTGTGAGCGCAATCCAAAATCTTTTCCATGAATATCGAATACTCGAATTCCCGCAGTACCCGAGCCAACAAGTTCAGAATACGAACCAGTTGGGCCCTGAGAGGGCTTGATAACTGTCAAGTTTCTATTCAATAATGAATTATAAACAGAATATTCTGAAGCTCTAAAATCTAAATAGCCTCGACCCATCACTTCTATGCCACCAGGAGCAGCAAATCTAGATAGCATAATTGATTTGTTTTCGGTACCCGTTAAATAACCAGCGTTATATTCATCTACAAACTTGAAATGACTTCCAGACTCACGACGGAGATCTAATAACGTTCTTACGTTTGTGGTGCTGCCCGAATGGCTCAAGTATACCGTAGATGGCAAGGTGGGCTGTTCTTCAATAAATGCTCTAGCATTTTCATATGCACCAACCGACTGTACTATTTCGTAATTTCTCTGATAATTTCCAAGTACCCTGGATCCAGTTGTAGTTAATATGTTCCTAATGTTTACTGGACTCTTCGCGACCATGCCTCTATACAGCCAAGCCTTGTGAGAAGCTGTCATTGGGTATGGTGAGATCCAAGCGCCTGGAGACGAGCCGCCTCTTTCGTTGGCCTCGGGCCACGGATAATCTGGGCCCACCATGCCGATTGCGCCTGTTAAATTATGTGTTCCAAGATCACTAGTTCCAAGAAGTATCTTCCATGCTTCCGGACGGTTATACCACTGATCTGAACCTGTATTTATTGCAATGTGGCGTGATTGGTGGCCCCCAACATGAGTATTGGTAAATGGGCCCTGCATTGGAATCTCAAAAGAATCTCCATAAGTATCATGATGCAAGTTAACAATTTCAATACCTCCGGTAACTCTATCGGTTACAACTTTGTTGTATCCACTTTTTATTGAAGAACTTACAATATTAAAAGGAAATGCGAAGGAAGATTTAACATTACTATATCCGGTTCCATCGTACTCAAAGTTTCTTCCGTGGAGAGTTTTTAGATATCTTTTAGTTAATATTCTTGGATACTTATCAGTCTCCCATTGGTGAGTTTCATGCAGTTCAACCAAGTCATTGGCAAATCCCAAAATAACATTTTGAGGAACAAATATGGTGCCGTCATTATTAACTGGACCTGCAGGACGAAGTGCATTATATGTAAAATCAATATTTTTATTATCTGTGAAGTTCGTGCCGCCTTTAATGGTACTGCCGGAACCTATATAACTATCGTATTGAAGATTATAGAGGCCTCCATAACTACGACTTCGGTGGGCTCCAATATCATATGATGTACCAGTGCTAGTATAGGAAAGGCGCGTACTTTGGCTCATATGTGGATTAGAATATATAATCGTTTTAAACTTTTCTCTCTGCCCGTCAATAGTTGAATTAACCGTGGGAGAGTTAGTTGAGCGACTGGAGGATAACTCTGTTGCGGATCTTTCAGCGCGTCGATCCCAATATAGTCTATTCTTTTTTGTAGAACGAGGAGAAGCCGGAATTGTAGAGCTACCATCTTTCCACGAATACGAGCTTTCTTTTGCCCCTTTCATGGCAAAATCTAAATCTGGCTCTTTAAAATCGAATGTTGGAAATTTAGTTTGATACTTATTTCTTTCAAGCACGTGGCTTTCAATAATATTCATCATGTCGTTTTCAAAATCAGCCGATGCCGGGATCAATTGCGATATAATTGTTGTTAAAGAGTCATCAAACCACTTATAATAATCAACAAACTTTTCTACATCCTTGGTGTTCGACACTTTCCTGAAGAAAATCTCTCGGAGTTTTTCTAGTGATTTATATCTATGGCGATATCTATTAACGGCCTCGCCAATAATATTATTAAAGTCTACAACCCCAGCAAAGAAGTCAAGAATTTCTTCTGAAATTGCATTATACATGCTTTTTTCAACTGTGAAATAATAGTCCGGAACGACATCATCTGTGCCAAAAACTCGATCATCACTAGACAAGATCTGGACCATATCTGATGAAACTACTCTTTCTGGATCTATAAACTTAAAGTAGTTGATCGCATTTTTTTCAACAACGTTGGTGGACGAGGTACTAAACCCAAATCCATATCCAGTATGTTGATATCCTGCCCAGTTGCCAGCCCAGCCAAAATTATCTCTTATCTCTGATGAGCCTGAACTCATATCCGTAATATAAAAATTACCATTACTATCTGAGCCTGTTATATTTTCAAAGTTCCAATGGAGAGCCAAAGTATTTAAATTTAAAATATCGTGGCCAAAACTATTTAAATCTCTTGGGGAGGTGTTTTGGTACGATGCAGATATGCCGGCGTTAGTAAGATCATTCGCGTGTTGTTCTAATACTCCATCTTCAATATATTTTGTCCAATATTTTATAGAGTTTATATTAACATCTGTTTGATTTAAAATAGCACCAGTTATATTTGTTCGGCGGGCGCCGGCATAAACCCTTTTGGCCGCATTTAAAAAGTTTACCGCAGTATCATAGTCTATCGATGCAGTTAACTTAAAACTATTCTGAATTGTACCAACTTCATTATGATAGCCATTAAAGATCAGATCATAATTGCTTTCTGATTCTCGGGAGCCGCTAACAATGCCGGCAGCACCATAAGAGCTTGTTAGGGACGGAACAATTCTAACGGAAAGGTTCCAACGACTATCTGAGTAGACATCATAAAAGGTGCTACTTGTTAATAGCGGAATCGGGGTCGGCTCATTAGAGGAAGAAATCATAAACCGAATATTTTTTGAATATTCGCTATCTCTAATTGCAAAAACTTGAAAGTTTGCTGCGTCTGGGCCTTTTTCGGAATCTCCTGCTGCATTGTTTCCAAGGCTTGTTATCCACGTAGTGTCGGTACCGTTTTTAATCCTAGTAAGAGGATAACCAGAAGCACCGGACGGAACAGTATATAGCCCAAACAAAGAGCCTGTTAAAAAATTTCTATCAAATCTATCTTGGGTTCTATAGAATGTTGGAAACGTAATATCAGCTTCCATTGTAAATCCATAAGGATCTTCAATACCCCTATCATCCGGAGCATTGGTGGCATTATAGCCGATACCCCACGAACCAGAAATATGTCCTATGGTATCATCAGCAATTACATCATTTGGGGCCGGTTCATACGCGGAGCCAGTATATTGCTTCTGATAAATAACGGCGTTTGTATTTTGCTTCTGATTAAAGTTAATACTATTTTTATTTATAAGAGTCTGCAGGGTATTGTTTCTTAACAAATATGTTGTATTATCGGCATATGCGTTTAATCGGATCAAGCTCTCATCAAGATTAAAGCACCTAAATACATTTCTAATTGATTTTTCAGTACCTTTGCTCTTAAAAATATTTGTTATATTATTATAAAGATTGAGATAAATTAGATTCTTAGTTTCTGCTAAGTCGCCCTCAAAGGATCCGGTCTGGTTTCTATTGAGAAATTTCTCCATAACAGATGCATCAATAAACAGCTCCGGGGAGACGAGCCCCATTGATTGTGGCATATGCTGTGCAAAGGGAAATGGCGTATATGAAGCGCTTGTATATCCGGCTTGCTTAAATTTTGGAAGAGACTGAATTTGTAAGTATAATTTATCGAAATATGTTCCTACAATATGAGATACGTATCGAAGATTTGTAGTAAATTCACTACCATGATCTTCGTCTTCTTCGATAATCCAAGAAGGCGCCATGCTCAACATAGAAGAGTTGTTTTGTCTATCGTGATAGGAGCCACTATTTAATAAAGCTGTTTTTAATGCAGACACATCTGGGTGGTTTGAATACATAATTGGATCTTTGTATTCTGATGAAATTGCCGAGCCGCTGGCCAAGACCATCGCAGAGCCAGTGGCGCGGGAATTACTTCCGTAGCCTGTCCAAACACCATTGCAAACGCGGCCTCCATAGTCCAGAACAACGCTATCGGTGGCCGCTACAGTTGTTATACCCTCATTAAATTTATAATAGACACCAAGGGTCGTATTAGAAATATCTGTGTTTACTCCGCCTCTAATTTGATCGAGCCAGTTTAAACCAATTTCTCTGGCAGTTCTAGCGACTTTCCAATATCGAAATTCATCCATAGAGCCAGAAAGTTTTCCGGCGCCGGCAAGGGAGCCAGTGGCGGTTGTTTCAGAAGGAGTCGTTAAGAGTGCTCCAAGGCGCCCCATCATGTCTTTTTGAGGCAACTCTCCAAAAGAACCAGTATGGGCCAGTACATCATTATAATCGCCGTCTACATAGAATTTAATAGCATGGCCGCTGCCAGTATTCTCCATTACAAAAGCATAATGATGCCATTTTGAAAGGGTGTCGACATCTATGTCGGCGCCGATTGATTGTTGAAAAATTCCAGGGTTAGCATTACCAGACTGGACTGTGACTATAAATGGAGATCCGCTGCTAGCTGTCCCATTTAACTCAATCGTTATGCGTCCATAATCATGCGTAGTGTCGGCATTGTTGTTCCACATATCAAAGATAACTTGCTTTTCTGTTTCGTTATTCAGTGTACTTAGAGGAATAGCGGAGCCTGTTTTTAACCAAAACTCAACTGTGACGCCTGTATTAAAATTAGCTTTAAGATTAGACTCTCTAGAGCCCGATCCATAAGTTGCTGGTAAGCCAGCATTTGTGTAGATATCTTCATCATATATGTTGGCGTGTTTTATCTTTTCATTATAAGGATTGGGCACAAGAGAAGACAATGCACCATCTTCGGCGGAACCAGTGCCGGGCCCTCCTTTAAATGTAATGTACTCTAGCGTGGATGGAATTCCATAACCATCAGAATCATCTGGATCATTAGTGGTGCCGCCCCAGCCGCCATCATGAGGATTAGCAAAAGTAACAAACCCGTTTGTACGAGGATAGATATTATCAAATATATACCTTTCGATATCTAATAGTTTATTTCTATATTCATTTATTTCTGCATCGGAACCATCATATGGATAATAATCATGAATCCATTCAATAGCAGATTTATAATAAAGATATGCCGATCCGTAGCGTGCAAATCTTTCAGGCTTTGTATAATCTATTTGAGGAACAAAAGTCTTCTGCCTCTTTGAGATCGCCTTCATGTTTCTGGACGACTCTATATCGGCGAAAGCCTCTCTTTCGTCGGTCTCAGATAAATAATTTTTTGATCTTTGCGAATCAAAAAGCTTTTTAATACTCATAATCTTCTACTCGAAACTTAAAAGCCTGTTCTTGTTCAACCCACGTTGATAACGAATTATCATAAAAAGAAAATTTAAACGAATATTCGTATCCAGGTTCCAGCAAGCTCATATCGAAATCAAAATAATTTCCAGATACATCATATGACAAATATGTATGTTTATCGCTTCCGGTACCATATGTAACCGAATCATTAGCATCTAAAGTTCTATAAACTCTATAGGATGCACTGTGAACTGTCTTTGTCTCAATATTAGAGCTGGCTTTTGTGTAAATATTGGGGCTCCAATTCTTCTCTCTCACAAATAAATTGAACCGAGCTGTTTCGTCGGCTCTATAGCTGTTGCGCAGGTTAGTAATGCTTAAATAATTTCTATGCTTCTGCATTCTATTATCTGATTCTAATATTATCGGCTTAATTGTTCCAGTATGAAATTGTGTTTGCAGATGATCAGCGTCTACGATACTGCCTGTGGACCAAACATCATATAAGGTCAATATTGGATCAAATCCGCTTGTTGTTTTAGAAGCAGTTATGGCTAACGAGGCTGAATATATTCCAGTCGAAACCCAGCCGCCGGTAACATGAAGTTTAACGCCCCCAACCTTACCCTCGTTGCCGGGGTTTGAAGAGCTATTAATGTGCAGCTGTCCACTTGATCCCGTTGGTCTAGTGTCATCAAGGTTGCCAGAAAATAAACTAACCATGATAGAGCCCGTTTTCTCAATTCCGGGAATATCTTTCAATATACCACGAACATAATTATATAAATAAATGGTATTTAAGTTATCAGGACCATCTGCCAAAGAGCTACTATAATGAAAGTCTCCCCGATCATCTCTTAAACTATCATCCCAACGAGCTTCTATGTGAGGGCGCTTGAAAAAATATTGACTTTTTCTACCAAAAAATCTTTTAATATAATATGATGTAGTAGAACCGCTTGGGTTTTGAATAAGCCCATCGTCATCCGCTCTGCCTGTTGGGAGGCCGGCTAGAGCATCAACAGAACTGGAGGCCTCCTGGCTAGCTGTTAACATTACCCCAACACCATAATTTGAGTAAGTGCCCGCGATCCATTGCTCGACCCATGGCGTAATATCAACTTCTATATCTTCGGTTCCATCGGACAAAGTTTGGTCAAAGATGTGAATTTCAGTATCTACCTGATCGTTTGGCGCGCCAGATTGTGTATGATAAGAACCGCCGGCCAACAACGTACTGCAGGCATCTGTCCAATAGGCACTATTAGATGCAGACATCCAATCGGCCCCCTCATTGCCAAGTGTCAAGTCGGTATAGCCTTCCATATCTAAGCCGGCGCCCTCCTGCCATGATTGAGAAACCATCATAAAAGTATATTTGGCCTCTTTCGGAACTGTTCGCGAATGAGAAGCATTATAAAGGTGCAAGTAAAAGCTAACACTACCACTTGCTGGTATTATAGAATTTGTTCGGTCTGTTGATATATCAGTTATGGGAAATTTAACCAACACGCGAGACAGCTCAGCGGAACTAGTTGATTGTCTTGCATAGACAGAAAAAACATCTAACACATCAGATGCTCCCATATTTGCGCCGGTGGCTCTAGTAATAAGTCCAGGCTCGTATGCGTTCGCAATCGTAGTGTCAGCGCTCGCTGTGTATCTCTTTAGGGCCATTATCTAACCTTTCCTTTTATGTCAACTTCAGGAAACTTAATTTCTAATATAGCGTTTTTTGGCGCCACTAAATGACCCCCATCTGGCGACATGTTTCTTTTAATATCAAGAACATTCCCAGAATAATTAGAGCCTATTTTATTTAATAGTTTAACACTGATTACGTCCAGGACTCCCGGAACTTCATTCAATGCTTTATAAATATCGCTTACATACAAAGATTCTCCAATAAAAAACTTTGAACTATATTGTTTTGTTATAGCATCTATACACTCTTGGAGTGTGTCAAACTTTTCTGCACCGGCTGAAGCTTTAATATCAAAGAATATTCCAATATTAATAATATAAGGATCTAAAATATCTATAGTATCATTTATCATTCTATAATTGTTTAACCAAACTTTTAAATTATTTTTTATAGTCTGGTTCGTAAGTGTTAGTTTGCCAGCTAAATCTTCCGATACGATGTACATATTTAGATTTCTTTTCTTGGCGCTAGGATCCTTCTGGACGCTAACCCGCGATACCGAGCCAAATTTTGCTGGCATTCTTAAGGCAATGTTTTCATAGTCTGATTGAGTTACTGCTCGATTCTGCGTAGGAAATGTATCGTAAATTCTTTGCTTTAATTCATAGGGACTTATAGCCGTGACATCACCAGTTATTGGAGATTCATTAAACACCTCTATTGAGTTTCTCACCGCTACTACCTCATCATTTGATAATATTTGTCTATCCGAAAACGACATTATAGCGTTTGTAACTTTATTGATAGATCCGGCGCCAGCATTAGAGTTTACAGGATTCGTGCTTCTATACACCACCGTTAACGTCGTATTAGAGGGAACAATTCCAAAATTCTCATTTTTAGACAATCTAGTAGGGTCAAATGTAACATCAGTGGTATAATTTTTTCCAAATAAATCTATCGCAACTTCTTGCGGTGAAGCAACAACGCTTGATTCGCCCTCTTTGCCGCTACCAAATTGTATAATGGTAGATTCTCTGCCTCTCTCAACAACAAATTTTCTAGATACCAAAGTGGGCTTTAATATAGAGGGCACATTATCATTTAAAAAGTTTTTATTTGATATTTCCTTATATATCATATCTTGAGATAGATAATCTACTTCAAAATATTCATTACCCTCTGTATCTACCACTTTAATAACTTCGGAAACATTTGGATCAGCAATCGCAACCCTCTTAAATCTCTCATAAGGTCCAACATCTATTTCTTCTTGTTGTAATTGGCCCGAGACCACGTTCCCATATGCTTTAATGGCATAATGTGTTGGAGATCCTGTATCATCGTTTACTCTTGCTACCACTCTAGGATAAGTAACGTTAGAAAAATCAATATTTTGCGTTAATATATACGATAGGCCGGCGCGAGATAGAAAAGAAGTACCTCTTTTAAGTATCGGTATATATCTTGTATCTGGACCTATAGCGGTCGGGGAGGCGGGCACCAAAACAAACATAGCAACTATTCCATATGTAGAGGGCCTTCCTGTGCTTTTATAGCCAAGGACTCTTCCTTGTCTTAATATATTGCCATATTGATATGCTGTATCTAAAAAGGTCTCGTTTACGTTGTAATCCAAGTAAAACGAAAGCTGATCTCCGACATATGCAACCGCATCTAACATCAAAGAACCAAAAGAGCCCTCGCTCCAATCCCGAAACTTATCGGGATAAAACCTTTCTACGATTTCCATTAAATCGTCTCTAATCCCATTAAATTCCCTATTAGTATAATCTATGGGTACCATTTTTTTTCTATTGTCGGCCATTAAAGAATCCTCATTTTAAATAGTAAATTGCAGCGCATCATCTATCGATATTTGTGGAATTGAATATCGTATAGTTATCCCCAAAGTTTGATTATCCGGGTCTGACGAGTTAAAAATTATATTTTCTATCTTGACTGCCGGCATATATATCTTAACTTGGCGCCTAATGTTATTCTCTAGATCGCCATATAGATTTTGATGAAAGCTTGAAAATAGATACTTTTTCATACCAACACCATACTCTGGTTCCATAACTCTTTCGCCAGGAATTGTCAAAATTAACATTTTTAAATTTTGTCTGACAAGGCGCCGAAAGCCCTTTATCATAACAAAACCATCAGCATCGGATAATCGCAGTGGCAAGGCCACACCTAAAGAAGACATATTTTTACCTCAATATAATTATTCAGCCCTCATCTTTTTCACAAATATTTCCATTCTTGTCATACGGATTTCTGCGTATTCTTCTTCTTTTCCACCATGGCAAGAGGGTTCGACCGGCTGGTGGTCTTAAATTTTCTCTTAGATTGTTCATTAATATTCGGCCTGGGCTGGGGAGATCAAGCCCAAAATCTCCGGGTCGGCGCCATCTATTACGATAGTGTCTTCTGAACATCCTTTTTAGTTTTACCTTTGATCTTGTTAGAAGCGTTCTGTTCCAATTATCCCACTCATTAACAATTCGACCACCAAACAAGCCAGGGCTTCTATCTAGCACGCTAGCCCAGCCAGCAGACGGATCTTCAGTAATCGAGTCTACAATCTCATTCCCATCATCGTCTTCCACCGTAGATATGGTTGCCTTCATGCCGGGCTTCTGATCATATTCAACACCGACACCGTGAGTTGAATCATCTTCAACAGTCACTTCTCCAATAGAGGCCAAAAACGCCATGTCGTTATAAATTGCAAGAGTAGAAGTTAATTTATTTAATGGAAAAATATAACGAGTTAAAAGTCTAAAATCAACATCTTCTCTGAGAAAATTTAACAAACACAATAGCGTTTTACTGTCTCCTTCAAAGGGAGGAAATTCTGATATTGGGGTATCTAATGCGTCTATTTCTACAGTAGTCACAGTGGCTCTTTGTCCATCAATAACAACGGAAAGACGCAAGCCATATCTTACTCCAATGTTTCCCTTAATTCCTATTACCACATCAGTTGGCGCTGCGCGGGTCGTGGCAGCTTCTTCATCCTCAGTGCCGTGAAAGTCTAATTCAATATTGCCGGGAGCATAAATAAGCTCTAAAGTGCCTGGATATACATCTGAAATATTTAGATTTCCATCATTTGCTAGAATCTTATCTACCGCATCAGATGATGAATATTTTACATTATCAATACTAATATATTTCTCAATCAAGAAAGGCTGACTATTGTCCGACGATGCCGAAGCTCCATAATTGGCAACATCGCCAATTGGTAAACTAACTTTAGTTGAGAAAGGCATTAATAAATTATGAGGACCGTCAACATGAACTTCTCCTGCCATATAGTTTAAGTTATCTTCTTCGTCTAAATGTGTATGATAATATCCAACATATTCATCGCCTTGGGAATATCCAGCATCAGGATCATTTACCTTATAAACACTAAACTCACCACCAGAAGTATATTGATCTTCAAGGCCTCCCTCTGTAGGCAGCTCGGTACTTGTCATTACCATAGCTTCATCTGACAAATCTAATTCGGCGCCCTGTACTAAATTTTCAAATACATAGTGAGACATATCTCTAACTTCTGGGGTTACACCAATAGATTTAAGAGCGTCAACAAGTCGGGGGCCCATTATATTTAATTGTTCTGAGACCAATTCTTTGAGAACTTTCTTTGCATCATCTCTCGTGCGGTAAACAGCATTGAAATTTTTCTCTTCACGATAATTTCTTAGTGTTTTTGTTCTTTTAACGGTATTGGCCTCTTTGGCTCGCTTTAGGGATTCTTTGCTTGCGATCAGGTGCCTTCCTTGCATGTCGTTTAAATTGGCCAACGCATCGAGAGCTTGTCGGGGCGGATCGCTTACATAGCCGTCGTCTATTCTCCGCGCATACATTTGGACAGACTGTTCTAAAAACGCAATCCAAAACTCAGAATCTTTAAAGAGGCTAAACCTTTCCACCTTATCATCGTCGGCGCCAGATAACGCCTCCTCCATACTCTCAACAATATATGCAGCATATATATCACTAAATATGTCAGGAAAGTCCATCTTAAATTTAGAAAATGTTGCTAGGGATCTTACAACGTGTGTGGCAATAAAAATTCTGATGGCTGCAGTAATAATTCCCTCTAAGGATGCGGCCGAATCCCTTTCTAAAATTCTGTTATATGGAAGCTGTTCAATGCACTCAGGATCGCTACTCTTAAGTCTTTCATCGTGAGGTATGTTTGGTCTACGATCTGTAATTAAGTCTTCAAGTTCTCCAAAGTTAACTAAATCTTTTTTACCATTTTTACAGTGTGTTAACTCAGGAAATAATGCATCTAACACGCCCATCCAACCTTCATTTTTAATAGGCTCAATATATACAGGAGGGTTCATATAAGTTCCTCCAAACTGGTTAGGGTTTAAATAATGCACTCTGTTTATCGTAGCAGAGCCCTCATATGTTCCTTCCTCAAGCTGATATTGCATGCGACTCATGCCTAAAATCATATCATTATTCAAAATTTTACGATATTCTTTATTGCCGTCTTCGTCCTCTCCTTCAATTTCTGCCTCGCCATATGATATACCAGAATCTCTATAGCCTGGGCCTAAAACATATTCCACGTCAGTTTCGGATAGCTGATCGAATTCGGCGCCATAATTAAAGGCAGGATTGTCTGTTCCAATTATTGTTGCAAAATTATCTAAGAAAGTTGTCATTATTTCATCATGTGCATTTTTAATATCAGCGCTGCTAAAATTCGCTCCTCTATTATTGAGTATCTCTTTCAAGAGCACAACTTGCGGCAAATATTCTTTTTCGCCCGAAAAGCTCTTAGCAAAGCTAGGATAATTTGACAGATCTAGTTCATCAAGAGCATTATCTGAAGCACTAAATTCATACTTTACCTCAGATATTACTGTCTCTTCGTTGTTATCGTCACCAACAGCTGGGATTGGGAAAAACGAAATTTTATTGAGCGGAGATTCAAATTTTGCACCAGGATTATATTTCTCAACAATTGATATCCTAACATTATCACTATAAATATTGTGAATAGTTTTTTCCGGCACGGGCTGGGTCTTGCTGGCGAGGTTGCTGGCATACATCGTTGGCGCTGTGTTCTCTAAATCCGACAAATACATTTCAAGATCAAATCCATATGAATATGCTGAGTCTTTTGAATTGTCTCCCAGTCTCAACCCTTTAGCATTGTCTTTGAATACGAGCGTAGTATCTGGATCGGCTTTCCTCCCTTTTCGTATAAACCTCATGCCCTCATTTTCTAAATCAACTTTAATCCCAACATTATATCCCAAATCAGGTAATTCATATAATTTGATTTCTGGTTTTTCATATAACTCCCCTGCACCAGCTGCGGCGGCCATGGCGCCGGCTATGCCAGCACCAGCAACAGTCAGAGCGCCCGCTGCAACTTGAACAGCGAGGGGCTTGTGTGTCAGGCCCAAATCTTCAAAGGAAGCCGTAGTTACTTGCGGTCCTATATAATTATTGTTAGAACTAAAAGACAAAGAATCTCGAAAATCTGTGGCTGCTACGACGGACTCATCACCAAGCAGCTGATATTCTAGCCATTCGGCAACTTTAGCGGGAAAGGCGCCTCTTTGAACAGATACAGGTATAAATCTTCCTGCGAGTAAATCTTTCCAATCGGTATCGTCCTCGTCCTCTTCGGTAAAATAGTCAACGTAGAATGGGTTAAAGTAGGCCTTTCTATGATGCGCAGTTAGTGGATTTCCCATTGTATCAGACATAATCATATTGATTAGTCCCCACCTACTTTCACCGGGGCCATTCCCAAGCATGTCTACAGTAAATGCTATTTCCAATCTCTTTAATTCGTTTTTTGCTGCCATAGATGCAGCCGCAACAGCTTCTTCTGATTCATAGGGGATTAGACCATTATCACAACCAGGATCCGAGACCAAAGGTGGCATATTGTTTGCAAGATATTGTGGCAAACCACCTTGCAATAAATCACCTAAATCTTCAAGATCGTTCTTTGCTTGATCTCTGGTATTCTCACACATCTGTGCAATCTGTGATGGGGTAGCGCGACCGGCAAGGAGTGCTTGGCGTCTTTCGCAAAAATCTTCTATCTGTTCGGGGGTAGCACACAACGACGGATTAGCAGGTAGCACATCTTCATCGCCGGGAGCATCTAATTGATCTCTGATGGCATCTTTAAGATCTGCTGGAAATAAGTTCCCTACGTTTGCAAAAAAATCTGCTGCAGAATTCTGATTAGGCAGCCCTTCTCTGAATTCGGTATACTCGTATTCTATCAGCCTATCAACGATTTGCAGTAGTTCGGACGAAGGATCGCCTACGAATGCAGACATAAGCTCTTTATTTGTCACCGAAGATGACAAATCAGACATAAACGAATCTACACGTTCTTGGTTTGCTAAAGCTGCAGCACCAAGACCCAAACTCTTAAATAAGTCTGCGATCGTATTATCTACTTGTTCATCGTCGGCATCATCACCACAAATTGCACCTTTTATTGCGTCTCTAAATGCGCCGGGGCCATTAGTTTCTCCTTCTCCAGTAATCGCTCCACCGATGGCGCCTAGGCCCTTACAAGCGGCGCTGCTTATTAGAGCACAAATCTTCTGCATCATTTGAACAATTAATCTTACAATCATTTGTTTAATTTGTAATTTGAGTATTTTAAAAATAACAGCTGTAAAATCTTTAATTTCAGGGATCCACTGAAATGGGTTCTCAAATTTCGGTATTGAAATTGCCCACGGAGTATTACAAAACGGGAACTCGCCCGTCTTCATAAAAGACGGAACTGGGGGATCTTCAGGCGCCTCCGGACAGTCAAACATAGCCAAAGCAGTAGCAATTATCTGGGCGCCTGGATATTTATTTAGTAACTCAATTGGAGATAAAATATCGCCTGCATAAACCTCTATAAGGGCGTCGGCGTATGCCTCGATAATTACAGAATCACTGAGCGCCTTGAAAGCGCTAGCGGTGGCCAATGTACCGGGAGCGGACCCAGCATTGCTTTGTGTTACTCCTTCGCTACTTCTAGAAGGAACCATGGATTCTTGATTTCCTTCTACCATGGATTCTTTTTCTTCTTGTACTTTTCCGCTATCAGTCCACGGCTCACCTACGGTGGCTCCAGTTGCTATAGCATTTGAAATTTCTTGAGATCTTGATTTGTCTGGGAAAACATTTCCACCATCTATTTTAGTCTGCACTAAATCTTGAATCTCTTTTGCTTTCTGTGGCGGAAGCGCTACTAAGAAAAAATCTCCTAAATTCTCAAGAGACATTCCTTTTATTGCAGACTTAATCATACGACCCGCGGCCTCTTCCAGGGTTAAACCTTTAAGCAAGCAGCCTATGGCTTCAAGCGACAGCTCAAATAATCCACAAACCTTTATTTTATCCAGACTTCCCTTATATAAGTCCTCCAGCGACATGCCGCCCGGCTTAGAGTCTCCATAGGATGCAAGGAATTGTATGCATAAAGAATTAAAAGATATATCATCTTCCTCAATTGATTTAAGTGCTTGTTCGGCAGCCATACCTTTGATGGTTGTGGGAGTACTCGTAGCTTTTGGATTATAAGTTAATCCAAGCTGTCGATCTTCTTCTTCTAAATCTTCAATGCTATCTATGCATGTATTTTTACGAAAAGAATAGAGAATTGCATCTCCGATACTAAAAGCTTCATCAAGCAAATCTTGTCCAATCTGTTTACCTTCTTCTTTTAAGCGTTCAGCTATACAACTTCCGGTTCTAAGATCTTGTTCCACTGATGGAAAAGTATCATAAACTTCTGGATAAGTATATTCTTTGATAACGTCTATCCACTCGGGCGATTCTCGGCCTTGAAGTACGGAATCCATTTCGTTTAGCTGGGCAAAATATGCTAGCGCTGTTGGATCTTTAAAGGAACTTTTTGCATTCAAAGCTTTAAGCTTTTTCTTTCCATATATTTTGGGTATATCTCCGCAGCCAGCAGTATAAACTTTCATTTTCTTTAGTTTATATTTTGAAGTAAACCTAAAGCTTATTTTTGTAACTTTTTCTTGAAGAAATCCTCCGCCTACACCAGCAAGATTATAGCCTTTGCTGTTTAAAAAAGCATCCAAGTCTATAAGAATAGAGCCCAGTGTAGATTTTTTAAGGCGCCCTGAGTCACCATAATTTTCTAGGTTAAATACACTATTGTCTTTTACTCTAAGAATGTTGCCGCCCTCTACTGCTCTAAAAACTTTTAAATATTTTGAGTAAAGCCTTAAGGCTTTTCTTATTTTAGTAATTTTAGGTCTTATTTCGTCCGCAAGGAACTCTACAGTAGTGGCTGTTCCTTCTTCTTCATCGTCTTCTTCATCGTCTTCCTCATCATCAGCATCGGCAATGGCTGACAATACTTCTTGCTCAACAGAGTAAAGCAGCGTTAATCGAGAATTAGGGCGCACATCTAAGTCAAAATCTGTATATTCAATTGTCTGTCGGATAACACTTTTTGAAGGATCCGAATCGTCTTTTGAGTTATTAACCAGTAAAGATTCAACCGCTTCTTCAAGATATTCATCGAAGCGCTCATTCGTAGCTTCGATGGCTTCTTCGCCTGTCATATCGGAATTTTCCAAACTCTCATCAGACATTGTTGTGGTGTATTTTGTTACAACTGCAACCTGATATTTACACACCCTTTCGTTAAAGAACGGTTCGTCAATATCCAATTCTTTCCAATTTGGGATTGCAGCGTAAGGATTTGGAATACAAGGAGGACAATAAAACGGTTCTTTAACATCTACCTTGTCTTCACAAACATCAATTAAGCCATCGCCGTTTTTATCTTGATATTTTAAAAATTTTGATTCAGCCATTTTTTAATTCCTTATGTGGCAAAGACATTTCTACTGCAGATATATTTGTATCCGTAGGGAGTACAATAATTGTTCTCCCATAAATTAGCATTTATTCTTGTTTGCCATATATTATTAATTACCATATCTATTATTTGTGTTGCAGACGCACCGCCGGCGGCACCATAATGAGGACTATTCGCCGGCCAAAGGTTTACTCCAATTGCAGCGTTAAAAGCAGACTGAATGACTGCTAAATTAAATATAGCGGACATTATTTTTTCAATAATTCCATTTAAATCTTTCAACGCAGAATTTAAATTATCGCCGGCTACAACTGGTTGTAGGCTATTTATGGATTCTCGTGGCAGAAACATTCCTCCAAACACCGTTCTAGGGCCGTCGTAATTTCCTGCTATTAGCTCAATTGTGGGGGAAGGCTGTATTATTTTTCCTCCAAGAGAGTTTGGCTCACCAGATGATCCAAATCCGGGGAATTCCCCTTTACCGGTGACAATTTTGATTCCTTCTCTGCCAACAATTCTTACTACGTCTGCTTTTATACCAATACCGGAACGGGCCTTAATGTTGCCGATGACCCCATCGGCAATGGCAAAGTTTGTATCAATATCTGTTAATTGACTAATATATATTCTAGCGGCATCTGCTCCAAAATGACTATTGACAATTCTCGGCCGCTTTCTCGTATTAACTTTTGGCAAGGATGACATTCTTCCAACAACAATATCAATTGCATCAGCACCTAGGGCGCCCTTTCCGCCATATCCAGAAGGCAGTTGGCAAGGCCTGTCTTTACCAAAGACTATGTATGAGCTTCTTTTGCTTATAACTCTCTGGCTAGGGGCCGGCCGAAAGGAAATTTTCGGCTCCGCGGAATCGGTCTGCATGGGCCCTGCGCGATCCGGAATTTGAAAGAAGCGTTTTCCATCTTGAATTTGTTTATGTAAAGTTGAAAACCTAGGTCGGGAGGGAGGATCCTCCGCACCTACAGGAACCTCATCTTCATCCTTTTCCGGATCCGCACCGGGCATCTTGGGATCTTCGGATCTTCGAAATTTTCCGAAAAAGTCATCATTAAATATTTTTTTACTCATCCGCCGCTATAGCTCCAATGCCATGGCTCTTTTGCAAGCCAGCCTTCCTTCTTCTACAGATGCTTGGCTAAAGGTGGAGGATTCGGCGCCTGTCTGTGCATCAGCAAGGAAAATAGGTTTTGATAAAACGATTGCCTCAAAAACGGTTCTCCCTCCAAAAGCATCAAAACCGCGTAAGCGCTGTCTAACCATGTTGTTGTGCAGATCTATTGCAGATATTGCATCCGAAAACAGACCTGGATCTAAAAAATCTTTTCCCATTATATTTCCTTTACGTGCCAGTGGATGCGGCGGCGCCGGCCGCCGGCGCCGGTGCAGCGGCTGGCGCGGCGGCGCCACACTTGCCCCCTGCATTCTTGCTCATATAGGCTATAGGATCAACTTTTCCTTTCGAGCCATGACCGATTGGGGAACCCTTGATGCGGACCTCTAAATGAAGATGCGGGCCGCTACTATTGCCTGTAGTTCCCATAGTGCCAATTTGTTGCCCGGCTGTCACCGTGGCTCCTTTGGCGACAGTATAGCTGCTTAAATGTGCATAATAAGAAACAATTTTTCGTCCCTCATCTGTCCCAGTGTGTGTAATCATTATATAATTTCCCATACAACCGCCGCAATGGCATGGCCAGACCATGTTTCCGCATTTATTGGGCCCGCACGTGGGCTTGCCGGCATCGGGACATGGTGCGCCTCGTTCGCCGGCGTAGGCCACCGAGATCGTCCCGTCAGCTATGGCGAATATTGGGGTACCTATCTTGCCGGAAAAGTCTGCAGCACCATGAATGGATCCTTTCCGGCTAGACGCAAAACTGCCGTTATTTCGACCGCCGGGGGGTAATGGAGAAACTACAGTTTCACCGGTGCAAGGAGCATCTCCAGTAATTTTCCAACCAGTCTCGGGCATATTGCCGCCGGTAGCGGTGGCAACGCCGGCGGCAGTGCCAGTGCCGAAAGCAACTCTGGCTGATATACATTGCTCGGTTTTGGGAACATCGGGGCCCACCAAGTTACTTACAATCCCAAGGAATTTGCCATATTGTAAATTATAAGAGTGTACATTTTTAGTTAGCTCTACGCGAACCTTATCGCCAATATTAGGCAAAGTTGAGTTTGTTCTCGTATAATCATCAGAAGATATAAATGTTGTATGAAGGTTTGTTCTCCTTATGACCTTCTTTTTAATTTTATCATCGCTAGCATCGTTTAAATCACATGGATCTGGCAAAAAATCGTGAGGCGAAGGGGAATCAACTATTCTTCCTTTGAAAGAAAATTTTTGTAATCTTCCTTCAGCTACAGATGCTTGGCTAAAAGTGGAGGCTTCCGAGCCCAATTGGGCGTCAGCAAGGAAAATTGGCTTTGACAAAACGATTGCCTCAAAAACAGTTTTACCTTCATAGACATCAAAACGTATAGCTTGTCTAAGAGAATTACCATACATATCCAGGGCGCCTATTGGATCAGATAACAAGGTCGGATCTACAAAATCTTTAGACATTAGTTCTCTCCCTGGATCATATCAAATATACTATCCTTGTCTTCGTCAGAAAGAGAGACCGAATGGGGTCGGCCCTTTTGTCGAAGGCCGATAAGCTTTACTAATTGTTCATTAGATCTCTGAAGGGTTTCAATGTGTTTGGCCGCTACGGGGCTAAGATATTTATTTTGTTCTGCATCATTTGCAATTTGATTTGCAACCTCATTAAGAAACTCTCTAGCTGCTTTTCTGTCGTTACGAATATTATCTAGCGCCTCGTCAATCAGAGATTCTAAATCATTATTGTTCATAGCTCTCCATTTTCCCAATCTTGTTTAAAAATATAATATTTTCTACGAAATTTCTTTAATGAATTAACAATCTGTTTTGTGTTCAAGCCAGTAATTTCGCGAAGGTATAAGTAAATAGCTTTTTTATTAAAAATATCGATGTCATCTTTTGATTCAAAAAGAATATTAATTGCCTTATACACTTTTAAATCATTTTCTTTCATCGTTGAAGCATCCCAAGATTTTAGCTCCCCATAAAAAGAATTCCAAAATTCGTTCTCTTCTCTGTTAGAAAGGTATGATTCACTTGTTGATAAAAACTCTTCCTCGAATCTTTTAGAAATATTATCATAATCAACTTCTCGTTTATTTCTTTTTTGCTGCCTTTTGACTTTATGAATAAACCAGTTTTTTGTTATAACTGAAAAATAAGAAAAGGCCTTGGAGCCTTTTGATGGATCATATTTATCAAGAATTGTCATCAACCAAATCTTACATTCATCTCGTAAAACATCACAATTTGGTAAATTTGTAAATTTATAAGTAAATACAATCTTATCAACCATTTCATTAAATGCTGGCTGGATCCATTTTACATATAGTTCTGTTCTTTCTCTAATGCAATCGGTGTTGCTATATTGAATTATAGCGTTCTCATGGTCTTTTGTAAAATAATGATTTTTACGTTTCTTGCGGGTCTGCTTCTTCTGTGTCGTCATCTATTAGAGTAGTTCCTTCTTCTGTTAATGAATAGATATATTCAAACGTAGTCAACTGTTCACCAAAAGAAAGAGAGTGTTCTAACAATCCTTTAACTGTTTCATCGCCATAAAACATCTCAAGCTCAGAGATCGACTTTAAGTGTTCTGTAAATGAATCTACCATTTGTTGTAAATCTCCTAATTCTTCTGAAACTGATATTAGCTGTACGATAGCATAACGCGCGTACACGAACAAGCCAACATTAATAATCAAGGATAATGTCGATATGGCAGATAAAATTATTTCAAGTCGGCTCATAATCTTTACTTTTTGCTTCTTTTTTTTGCTTTTCTAAAATCTTACGATTTGCTTCAATATATTCTTTCGTTAGTTCGCCTATTTTGTTTTCTTTAATTACGATATCATCTTTTATCAATATAGGCGTTGACAAAAGCTTTCGCATACTTTGCGAAGCGCCACATTCTTGACATTTTACCAACACTTCGTTGATTCCGTGTAATACTGTAAAGGTCAGCGTGCACTCTTCGCACATATACCTATATCTAGGCATCCTTGGGGGCCGCCAAACTAACCAAGTCTTGCTCGGTAATTTCACTGTTGTCAGTAAACCTTACTGTTGGTGGGTTTGTAACTACAAGGCCAGACTCTGACTCAGTAAGCTCAAAGCCCTTAAGAATTGGAACAATATCCAATTGATTTAAAAGCGACTCTTGTAGCGCCATCATGATGGCACCTAGTGCTTGATTTGATAATTGCATTTTTTCTCCTTACCATTTAAAATTATCTTTATAAAAATTAACTATATTTTTAATCTCTCGATCAAATTGTTTTTCGGGGCGCCAACCAAGCGCACGAAGTTTCTGGTCATTAAGAGCATAACGAACATCCTGGCCTTCTCTATCATATGAAAGATCAAGATATTCACTCCAATCACCCTCTTCTCTTATTTCATCAAAATAAGATTCTAAAATTTTAATAATAGTTTCTATATTCTTTTGTTCAAACCCGCCAGCTACATTGTAAATTTCGTTTACAACTCCCGATTCAATTAAAGTAGTGACCGCAGAAGCTGTGTCTTCAGCATGTAGCCAGTTTCTAATTGGTTCTCCTTTGTCGTGAAGTTTAATTTTTTTATTTCTCATAAGATTTTTGACAGCTAGCGGTATTAGTTTTTCAGGATACTGTCCTATCCCATAATTGTTTGTGGGGCGCAAGATTAAATATTTAATTCCATAAGTTCTTGCCCACGCAAGAACTAACATATCTGCTGCAGCTTTTGATGCAGAATATGGATTGCTTGGCTTAAGAATATCAAATTCGGTGTGCTCCCCTTTGGTAATATCACCGTATACTTCATCTGTACTAAAATGAAAAAACACAGGACGATCACTAACATTGTCTTGCTTATTTTTAATTAAGTCTAAAAGATGTTTAACGCCAAAGATATTAGATTGAATAAAGCTTTCACTATCAACAATACTGTTTCCAACATGAGATTCGGCCGCTATGTTGATCACGTAATCACAATCTGGCATTTGTTTCAGCTCACATATGTCTTCTTTTCTAAAATCAAAATTTTCATAATATGAAAACTGGCCTAAAACTTTAGGATTAGATGCATACGTAATCTTATCAATGCCCAGCACTTTCCATCCTTTTTCAAGACAGTGCCTTGTAACATGCATACCAATTAGTCCTAAACATCCAGTTATAACAACTAATTTCATTTAATCTCCTTTAATGATCCTGTGGCTATCACTGTCGAAGTGTTCTGTAGAAAATTCAAATAATTCGCTATCTTCCAGTGCAACCATTTGATGTCGCAAGCCAGTTGCTACATGAAATTTTTCACCAGGATTAAGTATTATTTGACTTGCTTCTCTTATATCATCGTTCATAGAATAGTAAACCATCATTTTACCAGACTGTAGGTAAAATACTTCATCTTTAATCTTGTGATAATGCCACGAACATCGCTTCCCTTTATTAAAAAACAAAAGCTTGCCGCAATATTCTGGACAATTTACAATCCATCGTTCCCAGCCCCAGCCTTTAGGGACGTGCTTCATTGATAGTGGCTTCTTTTTGCTCATTGTAAAGATTTCTCCATTTGTTCAAAAAAATCAACATCTCGCATCGCTTTATCGTCAACATAGATATCTCCAGATGGCTTGCCTAAATATAAGGCATGATATTTAACTTCCCAACTTTCTAGCTGTTCCGCAGTATAATTATAAAACATTACATATGCCGCCAGTTGGTTGTTGTTTGTTCTGCCCATACCTCTGGCTGTTTGAAAAACTATTGTGTGGCCTTCATCATATAAATTATTTATAAGCTCTATACGTTCCCGTATTGGCTCTGCATAATCATAATCACCGTCTGTAGTAGTGCAGATTGTTCCGTCGATGTCAAATACAAACGTCATTTATTATTTTCCAGGATCTTTGTTGTTGAGTATGTACTTATTCTATCAAAAAATTTTAATTCTGTGCAATATGACTCACCTACAACTTCTTTTCCTTTCCAGTCCGAACCAATAACCATATAATCTGGTTCTAATAGTTTTATTAAGTGTTCTAATCCTGCACGAGAATTAAAAACCAGCACCTTGTCAACATATCTTATTGATTCTAAAGCAAACTTACGATCTTCAGCATTATTAAACGGACGATTACTACCTTTATCTTTCTTTACTTTTTGATCAGAATCAATGCCTACCATTAAATAATCACCGAGAGACTTAGCATACTTCAACATTTCAAGATGCCCACGATGTAAAACATCAAAACACCCATTTACCCAAACTAGTTTCACTTAAGTTTTCCAGTCAAAATATCTTTAAGCATAACCCAATCGCACGCTTTCGCCCAAATAGGGCGCGAAAAGGCGGCCGGTGTATTCTTCTCAAAGAAAAAGTGTCCGGTCCACGCAAACGGATATACCACAAATGGTGCTGCTAATAGTGCCCACCACCAGCCGGCTGCGATCATTGATACAACATAACTAATGGTCACCATTTGGCCTAGTACGTGTAAATATCTATTTGTAGGATTCTGATGTAAAGTCAAATAATATTGATAGTATTCTTTAAATGTCATTTAATTGTATTAACTCCTTTTTGTTGTACAACTCTTGTAGCACATTCATTGGCATATTTTATAGCAGATATTATATCTGCCTCTTTAACAAACTTATAAACTAAGGCTGCCAAAAACGAGTCGCCGGCTCCTGTCAAATCTTTAATTTCAACTTGAAGAACTCGATAAATATTACCATTGTATATACAGCCGCGGGCGCCCATTGTAACAATCAACTTTTCGTCAAGCCATTCTTTATCTACCAAAAGGTGTCTAGTTCTTTCATATTCTTGTTCGTTAATTTTAATAAAATTTATATTCCTTGCCCAATCGCCTAAAAGTTTTTTTGTATCCAAAAAAACAAGCTCATGATTATCAGCAATAAATTGTATATCTTCTTCAAGCAAAAAGCCCTTATTATAATCAGAAATTATAACTGCGTCATATTGCTGTAGAGCTTCTATGTTAATATCTTTGATTCTATCGATCTTTTCTTCATCAGAATCAACACGCACTATCATATGATTGGTCTTTTTTTCAACATAACGAGTCTTTATAATCTCGGCTTTATTAGTAATTATATCGCACTTTACCCCTAGAGATAATACATTTTCATAAACATTGCCGGCCATGCCTTTATTGGTCTTTCTATACTTTTCGACAAATACAGGAACTGGCGCTGCTGGAGCTAATCTACTACAATCTCCATAAATAAAAACGTCTTTGCAACTATCTCCAATAACAAGAATTCTCATTACTCACCTTTTATAACGCTACAAATATAATCAATATCTTCGTTAGTGAGTTCTGGGTAATTTGGTACAAAGAACCCACATGAATGTATCTTATTGCTCATTTCGTCATCAAATTCGCCATACTGCTCCGTCCAAAAAGGATGCAGTCCTAGATTACCGGCGCTAAAAATTCTTGTCTCTATCTTGTTCTCAACAAGTCTTTCTACAATAGTTTGTCGATGTTCCGTACTGTCTGCAAGGGCTCCAAATGAAATAGATACTGGTTTATGATCACGCCAATTTTGAAATTCTACATAGCCCTTTAAATTTTCTGCATATCGTTTGTGGTTTTCATACCTTCTTTGGGCAACCCAGCCTGCTTTTTTCATCTGTCTGAGTCCCAAAAATGCCTGTAGATCTGTCGAGCGCAGGTTAAATCCTGCGACAAAGAAAGTAAACGGCTTATGAAAATCATCCACACCGTGCTGTTGAATCAGCCCATCGTATGTCTCTTGATCAAGATCCTTTCCCCAGCCATGGCTGCGCAGCATCAACATCAAATCATAAAGCTCTTTGTTGTCGGTATTAACCATGCCTCCCTCAATAGATGACAGCTGGTGTCCAAAATAAAAGGAAAAACTAGACATATCGCCCAGGGCACCAATCATAGTTCCATCGGAGTATTCTGCCCCTAAAGCGGCACACGAATCTTCTAAAAGCACAAAGCCATACTTCTTCTGTAATTGCAGGATTCTTTCTTTATAGTGAGGGACACCCAACACTTGAACAAAAATTACGGCGCCAGGAATGTCTTCTTCACACAGCTTCTCTAACTGGTCTAAGTCCATGCCAAATGTTTCTTTATCTGCGCCAATCATAATTGGTTCTAAGCCAAATTGCATTGCTGGGGCAATCGTGGTGACCCACCCAACAGAAGGCACGGCGATCTTATTATTTTTCATTTTGCCAGAAGCATATGCAGCGTAGATCATAAGAAGATTAGCGGAGGATCCAGAATTACAAAAGACTGAATATTTCGTTCCAATATATTCTGCCCACTGACTCTCAAACTCCTTAGTTAGATCACCTTTCGTAAGCCTAGGATAAGATTTAAGCCAGCTGCACAAGGCATCAATATCGTTGTTATCGATTGTTTCCATCGCTAGTGGAAACCTAATTTCTTTTTCTCTTTCTTTTTTGAATGTCATAAGTTTATTCTCTTTAAATTATTACTTCATCAACCAAGCTGTCGTTTTGTTTTCCGTAACTGTGTGCATGCCTGATGGCTGTGTCCATCCTTCTGGGACAAGAAAAACATGTTTATTTGTTAAGAGGTGGTATCCTCCCTTAAAGGGAACAATTTGGCCCGTATATTCTCCAGATGAAATACCTTTACTCCAAAATTTTGCATCGGCTTCGGCGTCAACAATACCAATAGCCGCTCTGACTATTTTATATCCAGCAAAAGTATACCATCCATCCGAGATCGTATTAACATTAACTTGAAAGCAATCCCACACAGCTGCATGTACGCCTGGATGTCCCTTGTTGTCAACGACATCCATGCTTAATTCTTCTACGGTATAGGTGCCAAGGTTAACAAGATATGTATAAAAACTTACTACTCCATCCATATCGTCGCCGGCCATTATGCCGCCTTTTTTAACTTTAGGCAAATAAGCTTTAATATCTTTTTTACATTCTTCATACGTGTGACCAGCATCAATAAAGCATAAATCCAGCTCTCCATCGGGTATTTGTTTTGCCATTTCAACACTATCGCCCTTAAGAATCACTACATTATCTTGTGCATCGTTTTCATTAACGATCTTTAAAACTTTCTGATATGCTTCTTCATAGATGTCTTCGTTAAATGACATCTCTGCTTCTTCTTCGACATGCTTGCTGCCTTTCCACCAATCAATTAAATATAGCTTTCCATCTAAGTCTTTTATCTTTCGAATATAAAGCGCTAATGAGTTACCTTCCCAAACGCCGACTTCTGCAACAACCATCTTTGGCTTTGCAAAAGAATAAACTAGGTAAGGAAGTATAGTTGCAACAACTCTGTTGTCAGTTTCATTCCAAACACCCCCTTCAAGGTACTTCATGTTGTATTCCATATTTAATCCTTTTTATTAAAAATACTTGGCATTGGAGGATCCTTAGAAATTTCTAATGGCTCGATCTCCATGTTAGAATAGAATTCTTCTCGCGGAAGATAAGGGTACATATCTTCAATAGGAGTAGACCATCCAACAATCTTTGGTTCATATGTGTGATACTCGTGACAATTTACGTCACAAATAACTGCCGAATCATGATCTAAAAATTCACGAATCTGTCTACGAACTTTTTCATAGTCTGTTCCATCTTCAATAATCATGTTATCGATGCCATATGCTTTTGCAATTTTAATAAAGTCTGGAGGATTATAACCTTTTGGTCCACATGCTTCGCTGCGACCTTCAAAGTTAACTTCTTGAAAAGCTTTTGTAATTCCGTAAATATGATTATTCAATATAATAGTTTTTAGTTTAACACCATAATTTATTACGGTTTGAATTTCTTGAATATTCATATTCATTCCACCATCACCAATTACACATACAACATTCTGTGTATCCTCTGCTACAAAGCATGCGCCCATTGCGCCGGCGAATGAAAATCCCATGGGAGAGTTTCCATTATTAGTAAAATAATGTTGTCCCACTTTGGTTTCAAAAGAGTGATTAATGGCAACAATATTTCCACCACAATCACCTGCTAGAATATCATTGGCGCCCATTTCTTCGGAAAGAATTCTTAAAAACACATATGGATGAATATATTGAGAAGGATTATACATGTCTTTTGTTACTGGATCATATTTTACTTTCCATTCCATCACTCTCTCTGTCCATTGTGTATAATCTGGAACATCATAGTTCTTTAGTTTCTTAATCATCAGGCTAATAAATAGCTTAGCATCCGAAAGGATACACTCATCAAATGGCAGCTGTTGTAGCTTTCTTTGCATAGCGGCTCCATCAACGTCTACCATATATTTCTTAGCTCCTCTTGCGAACAAGTGAGGCTCTCCGCCAGTAATTCTACCAGAAATACGACTTCCAATTGCCAACAATAGATCGGAATTTTGGATTCCAAAGTTTCTTCCGGCTCCACCATATGTTCCAATACGGCCGCCATAATATTCAAAATCTGAAGCAACAATATCTAATGCATTCCATGTGGGAAAACACGGTATCTTTAAGATTCTTGCCAACTCAAGCAGCTCTTTTTCAGCATCCGCTAGACGAACGCCGCCGCCAACCATTAAGCAGGGACGCTCTGACTTGAATAAATCTTTCAGAAAACGATCTATTTGTTCCTCGATTCTACTATTATTGTAGCAAACTTCTTGGAGTTCTTCATCAAAACCAATTAACCTTTCAGGAACAATATCTGCTTTTTGTACATCAATGGGAATATCTAAAAATACTGGGCCCGGTCGACCGTTCTTTGCAAGATAAATGGCCTTCTGTAGTTCATATTTGATACTATTCGGGTCTTCGATAAGCTTCGCATATTTAGCTAATGGCTTCACAATGCTTACAATATCTGTCTCTTGGAATCCGATCTGGCGAATTGACTCGTCAGGTCGCATGTACTTTGTTTTAATCTGGCCCGTAATAAACAGACAGGGCACCGAATCATAAAAACAATTACCGACAGATGTTACAAAATTCATTCCACCAGGGCCGCTAGTGGCGATCGCAACACCTATGTTTTTTGAAACCTTGGCATATCCTTCTGCTGCAAATCCGGCACCCTGTTCGTGCATGGTCGCCACATATCTAATTTGATCGTTTCTTGTAAATGCGTCGATAAGGCTACCATTGGCGGCGCCATAAACAACAAACACTTCTTTAACTCCGATATCGGCAAGATAATTTATAACATAATCAGCTAATTTCATTTATTTCTCTTTATTGTATTGACCATGGTTCTTTAAAAATTTCTAATAGTTCTCGTCTTAACTCATTGGTCATGACAATTTTTTTTTATAAGGATCTTCTTTTAATGTAACGGTGTTTGGAGTTACGCTATGGTTTGTAGGAAAACCCTGATCAGTTTCATACTTCCACTTTGAGTCTCCGAGAAGCTTTTCAAGCTCTTCTTCCCTGATGGCGTAAAAATTCTCTTCTGCGGGAAAAACGCCCTCTCTGACTTCTTGTGCATATTGTTCTAGTGCAGATTGCATAAGCTGGCCGGCCTCGCAGTATCTCTTGACAAACTTAGACTTGAACTCCCAAAATAATCCAGTTAGATCGTGAAAGATCACAAGTTGTCCATCGACCATATCTCCGCCGCCAATACCATAAACAGGAATTCTTAAGCTTTCTGTAATCATTGCTGCAGATTCTCTTGGCATACCCTCTAAGAGCAAGAAAGAACAGCCGGCTTCTTGTAGCCTTAGTGCCTGTTCCAGAATAATTTCTGCTTGCTTTGCGGTCTTGCCTTGCACGCGATATCCGCCTAACTTTGCGCGAGTGTGGGGAGTGAGGCCCAAATGGCTCATTACCATAATTCCAGAATCAGCAATAGCCTTAATTCTTTCGGTTTGGGCGCCCTCGACCTTGACACAATCCATTCCAGCACAAATAAATCTGCCGGCGTTCCTAACAGCTTCTTCGTTGGAAATCTGATACGACATATAAGGCATATCACCAATCAAAAAAGCACGCTTTGAACCACGGGACACCGCTTCGCAGTGCGCCATCATGTCATCCATAGTAACCGGGATTGTTGTCTTGTGGCCAAGAGTTGTCATTCCCAAAGAGTCGCCTACCAAAATAGCATCGACCCCGGCATTATCAGCAATACGTGCTTGCGGATAATCATATGCTGTGACTAGCACAGTCTTTGTTCCTTCTCTCTTTTGTCTTCTAAGTTTTAAAACAGTAACTTTGTTTTTATTGTCTGCGGGCATATTATTTAATCTCCTAATAATTTTCTTTTTAATTTAATCTTTGTTGTGGCTTCCACATTTTGGCGAGCCACGGTACCAAACTTTGTTTCTAATAGCTTCAAATACTCTGGATTCGTATGATATTGCATCCATGCTTTATCTCTAAAGCCCAATATCTGTTTCGATGTAAGGTTGTTGCTTGATAAATTTAATGTATCGTAAGAATGTTGACTATAACCAGAATAAGCCTGTGGAAGGATCAAGCCTTCTTTCTTTGCAGTTAGGTGTAGTGGGCTTCCTGGGTATGCCATGGCACAATATAAATTCACCATCTCTGACATATTTTCCATTGCAAAATCAAGGGTGCCTTGCATGCTTTCTTCTGTGTCCATTGGTAAGCCAAAAATATAGTTCGCTGCTACATTTATACCAGCGTTTCTCATACTATCCATGATATCAGTAATCTTTACTTCTTTGTAGTTGTCTTTATGTATTTGCTGGCGCAAAGTCTGGTTGGGGTTTTCAATACCAAGACCTAACCAGTTTACACCAGCTTTCTTTAAAGTATCTAGATATGCAGGCTTACAGGTATCAATTCTAGAGTATGCCCAAATATTAAAACCATAGTCTCTTTCAATTAGCAATTCACAAACTTTCATAAAATGTCGAGGGTTTAATACAAACAACTCGTCAGCAATTTTAACATTTTTGACACCCATCCTGGCAATTTCATCAAATTGGCCTATAATAAATTCGGGCTCCCACCATCTGAATATATTACTATCAGCACTTGCAATGTTGACGGCCGAATTAGTTCGATTAATAATGTTGATCATACAAAATGAACATCTATAGGGACACCCTAAGCTTGTATATAAAGCAGCAAAAGGCTCTTTTTCGGTATTATTAGACCAGGAATGCCAGCCGGCTGTTCTATACTTTGTAATATCAGGCAATAAATCCCAAGCCATTCCAGGCAATTGGTGTGCAAGATCTTTCTTGGCAACAATAGATTCTGTTTCATTTAAGATAGGATTTCCAGAATCATCTCTGTAGCCTAAGCCACGGATTTTGCTCGGATCAAAATTTGAACTTTGAAGGGCTGCTAACAAATTACTGATAGTGTATACGCCTTCATTCTGGCATATATAATCAATAGATGGCTCATTACGCAACACATCTCTGGGCAATGCCGACACATGGCCGCCGACAAATAAGATAGGGATAGAAGGATCAACCTTCTTTAACATATTTGCAGTATCCACGGCGCCTTGCATATTCTGTGTAGACGCACTAGGCTGTTGACCATAAACCACAAAACAAGCCACTCTAGGATTCATATCACTGATTAAATTGGCCGACGTTTCATCGTCTATTCTTTCTGCTTCACAATCTAATATATTAACACCAAAACCATTAGCTCGACAATGATTAGCTAACATGGCCGCCCAAATAGGAGGCTCGATCGCTGAATGATCTTTTGCTAAGTCTTGATAAATCTTTTTTGAAGAGTTTGTGTGTACGAATAAGACATCTAATCTTCTTGTTTCCAACTTATTTCCCAATCTTTAAATTCTGCGGCAAGGCAGTCAATCTTATAATCTTTTCTACCGCCCGCAAGTTCTTGTATCTTGTTTTTAGCAGTGTTGCGAATACCATTTAAGCCGTGCGTAAGCTCTAAGTTATTGCCATCTTTGATCCCTTTGCGGTAATTTGATTCATTGTGCCAAATATGCAAATTCATTTGTGACAAAACAACAATTGCTCTAACAGCATCAGCATCTAATATAACCTCTTTTTCTTTTAAAGTCAAATTAATATCATGAAGAATATCAGAAATTTCCTCTGCGTACTCCTCTTTATGTTCCGTAATAAACACTTCTTTTAGTTGTGCAATTGATAATCTATCTATCAATTCTGACAGCGTGGGTAGGTACTTTCTTGTCATTTATTCTCCGCTAAATCTCTTAAATAGCTTTTGAGCAGTATAGTTTTCTACTGCTTTGTTGTATGCATTTTCTGTAATTTGTTTATACTTGTCCCAATTGTTTGATATTTCTTTTATAAGAAGCGGTAATTGTTCATTGCTTTCATAATAAAGATAATCTTTTTCTGGCTCAAACCATCGCTCAACAACATTCCATGGATCTTTTTTAACAAGCGAAAGTGTTTTATTAAAAGCAGCCTCAACAACTCTTGTTTTCATCTGTGGCGCTATCCTCTGGTCTACATGAGAAAAAGCCTCGTTGCTATTATGAGCTGGAAGCGCCTTGACGCTCATAGTGTGAGCTTCTGAGAGGTAAAGCGTGTTTGTAACTACAAAAATTTTTGTTTTTCTTAAAACATCCCACATTTCAATACGTGGAGTGCTAACACCTGAAATTAGTTTCACATACTTTTCAGGAACATACCTATCATAAGGGCGGCCGTCTGGATTTCGCTGGCCCTCATCAAAACGACCCCCATAGCTAAAAGCAGGGGCAGACCAATGTGCCGGATGCACAGTAAATAAATTAGATTTAAAAAGAGGCAAGGAATCCATTATTGCAATATGATCCTCTGAATGAATATTTCCCCAATATATCACATCAAATTCTTTTTCATATTCTTTTTTAGGGATGTCGTTTATGTTATATGGAATTATAGCTGATTCAAACTTCTCATTACCGTGTAGTCCATTTAGCCATTTGGCGGTGTATGGACAAATGGTATAAACCTTATCAAAATAATTATCTGCATCAGCGCTTAGATTTATTACATCTTGTTGTCCTGATAAAAATGCACAAGGCTGCTCTCCAGTAACGGCTATCTTTCTATCATAGTGTTTATATTTTTCTTTTAATGCTTTATTGTTTATCGCATTATATCCAAAAAACATTATGTTGGTCTCACTATCATCACCCATTTCATGATATTTTAAATAATGATCAATATCATCTGGGTAGCCTCCCGATAAATCATATACAACTTTCATTTACAACCTCTTCTTATCTGTCGAATTTAGGTACCAATCGATTGTCTTCTGTAGGCCTTCTTTTAATGGTGTGCTCGGAACATATCCCATGTGCTTTCTAAATCTTTCCATACAGTAAAATCTTCTAGGCTGTCCGTCCGGACGATCAGTGTTCCACACTACATCTCCTTCATAGCCAACAAGTTCTACAATTGTTTCGACAAGTACTTTAATAGATGTTTCGACACCCGTGCCTAAATTTAAAGGACCGCTATGATTAAACTTTTCAGCAACATCAAGAATAGCTTTCGCAGTATCTTCTACATATAAAAACTCTCTTGTCGCGGCGCCTGTACCCCACACTTCTACTAGTGGTATATTGTTTTGCTTGGCATCTAAAAATTTTCTTATCAGGGCTGGAACAACATGGCTCTTCTCTAGATCAAAATTATCATTAGGTCCATAAAGATTTGCTGGTAATAATATCGATGAGTTGAACCCATATTGTAATCGGTACGTCCAAGATTGTACTATTAACATCTTTTTTGCCATTGAATATCCCATCGATTCTTCTTGAGGTAAACCACTCCAAAAATCATTTTCAGTATATGGCACCTCTAAATTTAATGGATAGCCGCATCCTGCCGCTAGAGCAACCGTTTTCTGAACATTATAGCGGCGAGCATATTCTAATACAAGGGTACCCATCATAATGTTGTCATAAAAAAATGTTCCCGGATCTGACTTGTTTGCGGCAATTCCACCAACCTTTCCTGCTAAGTGAATTACGACATCAGGTCTGAGGTGCTCAAACATTAATTGCACCTGCTGTTCAACTGTTAAATCATAATCATATCTAGATGGGGCATGTATGGTTGCAGCCTCTTTTTCTTTTAACATTCTTATAACGTGAGTACCCACAAAGCCATGGCCGCCGGTTACTAATACTGTTTTATCTTTCCAAAATGACATTTTCTTTCCTAATAATTTGCGTACCATGGAGATTCAATAATGCTATACGCTTTAATAAGTTGTCGTATTCCATCATCTAAATCATACTTACATTCAAATCCTTTATCATAAAATTTTTGGCTGCTTACGATATAATCGCGCGTATCAGGATCAGAAGTAAATTCCGCTTTTATAATCTCAAGTGGGAGATGTTGGCCAATCTTTCTTGCAAGCTGCAGCTTATTCATATTAATTGCATCGTTGCCCACGTTGTAAGTTTCGTTTTTACAAGATTCCCAGTTGTCAATAACATATTTAAATGCCCGACATACATCTTGTAGGTGTACATAATTTCTCATAAATTCACACTCATAAAGAACCAATACTCGATCGCGAAGAGTCCTAAGAACAAAATTATTAACAAGCAAGTCTGTTCTCATTCTTGAACCGGGGCCAAATACTGTTGCCAGTCTAAACGTTACATGATTATCAACATTCTTATATTCTTTTTCGGCAGCGACCTTCGTCTGTCCATATAATGAGACAGGATTTAGCGGAGACTCTTCTGTACAAACAGAGCCGTCGACACTAACTCCATAGCCAGAATTAGTACAAGGATATATTACCATCTGATCATCAGATTTATTTTTAGCAATCCAGGCATTTACTCCATGATTAATTTCTACGGCGCCTCTCTTATCTCTGTCACAGAGCGGAAATCCAACGAGAGCAGCCAAAGGAATAATAACATCAGCCTTAGACACTTGTTCTCTCAATAAATCTATGTTAACAACATCTGCTTTTATAAAATTAAAATTTGGATGAATCGTATATCTCAATAAAGATGTCGCATCGTACATCAAATTATCCATCGCAGTAACTTCATGACCATCTCTTAAAAGATGATCTACTAGTTCACTACCGATATACCCGGCGCCTCCAGTTATAAGAATCCTCATTTTTTTATCCTTCCTTGTATATCATTATAAACTCTTTTAAGGCCTTCTTGTAGGCTTGTTTTGGCTTCAAATCCTATTTCTTGTTTTGCTTTGCTGCAATCACACCATTGGCCCCATATAAGAGTCTCTTTTGTTAGATCAAATTCAATATCAATTTCTTTGCCGGATGTTTTTATGACCGCTTCGGCTAGTTCTTTAATTGAAACACGCTCTTGCTTGCCAACATTATAGGGCCCAACTTGATTCTTCTCTTCCATTTTTTCAATCATCAGTTTCGTGCATTCAATTGCATCATCAATAAAACAATATGATCTTGTTTCTCTTCCTGTGCCCCACACACTAAACGGAATCTGTGGATAATTTATTGCACGATTTGTAAATACAGGAATACAGGAGCCTGTTTCTAAATTAAAATCTTGATTTTCTCCATAAATTCCAATATATCTTGCGATTGCTACACACAAATCTGGTCTTTCTATTAGTGCACATTCAATTTCTTTCTCCGAAATTAATTTTGCCCAACCATATGACAGCTCTGGATCTGCTGGGTATGCATGGTACTCTCTAATTGCTATGGAGTTTGGGGTACCTTGCAGCTGTTTCGGATAAATATGAGCACTTGAAGCATAAAAATACCTTTTAATATTGTTGTGTAAGACAGATTTTAAAACATTAGAGTCAATCAGCATGTTTTCTCTCATTACTGTGTGTGGCTGTGATGTATAAAGACCAATTCCGCCCACTTTGGATGCCATATGAATGACAATATCAACATCTGAAGTGAAAATTTCTTCGCAAAAACTCACATCCTTTAGATCGCCTTCTATCAATTTGCAAGAATCTAAGATTTCTTGAACGTATTCTACCTTTCCTCTTTCGAAATTATCAACTATAACGACATTAGAGCCCTCTAAAACTAAATTTTTACATAAATTTGAGCCTATGAACCCGGCGCCACCAGTTACAAGAACCTTTTTATCCTTCCAAAAACTCACACTAATCTCCAGTTATCGGGATAAAATCCCTCTCTATAGGTGTATTCTGGCATATCTGGGTGGTATTTTTCTGGTGCTACTACGATTTTATCCTGATTTTGGTTCAAATATGCGGCCCACCAGCCAAAAGAGCTAATATGGCTTATAATGTTGTGATCACAAGACATTATCAATGAAAAATCATTTATAGCGGTATTTCCTTTTGAAAAAACAAAATTATCTCCTTTAAGATTTTGTCTGCACCATTCGATATCAGATATATTGTCATTGCCGGCAAATCTTGCTCCTCCTGAAAATACTAAGTACTTTACTTTTTTATTTTCAAACTGTTCAAAAGCAGCATTAATATACTTACCATAAAAACTGTTTGGATCAAGTTCATTGTTTTTTCCATACATTTCATTAAGCTCTTTGCTTGGATTTGAACCATCTGTATTATCCCCTCGACGCAAGTGAATTGACACTATCTCATGATTGGGATATTTTTCTTTTATGTGTTGAATAGCTTTTTTAGCATTATCAAGGTGATGTTGCTTCGGAGTAAGCTCTTTTTTGATTTGCTCCTCACAATGTTTAAAATACAAAGTACTTTGAAAAAAACCATACAAGTTTGTATTGTCCTTGATATTAAAAAATTCAGGATCAAAGCTCATATGATTTGGCTCACGATATAACATGGTTATGTCGCTAGAATTCTGTGCGTTTAAAAATTGGCATTCAATATTAAACTCATTCAATAAACAATTTTGTCCATGCCAATCTCTATCTTTAGGATTTGGAATGGCCATGGCATATCCGTGATATAACGATAACGATCGAAGGGCACTATATTGAAAAAATTGATTTCCTAAACGCCCAAGGCGACCTAGTTCTGAAAATGTAATCATATTAAGCGTTCCTTAGCACACAGACGGGCTGATATGGGGATTCGTAAGCGTTATTATACGAATTGGTAAACATTTCGTCGGTAACTCCATAAAATGCTACTTGTTCCCACCCTTCGATAAGCAACGGAAATCTATGTATACCATAAACTCTGTGTACATTAAAATAAACACAATCATTGCCAGTCGGAACAGCCAAGTATATTAGTGCATCTTTTTTAAGGATTTTTTTCATATTTTTCATCGCCTCCAGATCCCCATCTGGATTTAGCGGATCGCCATATCTTCCTAGGCCATCGTGCTCAAAAGAAGATATAGAAAAACAAGCGTCGTATAGTTGCTCTCCTACTTCAGATGGCTTTATATATTCTATTTTTGGGTGAAAGCTTTTTCTGTCAGAGTACTCTATGACTGTACACTTTTCTGCTCCAAACAAGATAGCCATGGCTTCATACCAAGGATATGCGGAGCCTATGATACATATATGCTTTCCTTCAATTGGGAAATCTGATAAAGCAGCATAAAGCCAATAATCAGTGTCCATATAATAGTTGTATTCTCTTTTTTTAATTTTCTCAATACACTTATCAAATTCTTCTTTAGTAAATTTGGCATTTATTTCATTTTGTATTTCTTCGCTGCAATCATTTCTATAGTTATATCCCATGCTTATTTTACCATTCATGGAATATGCATTATATAGTTCAGCGGGAATGACTTTGGGTGCTTCCATTATTTTGTCTCTACATCTTTAAACAGGCTAAACTCTCTTAGATCTCTGTAAAACGGTTCTTCGGGTATATCCTCATTGTGTTCTGGATAATTTTGCATTAGCATTAGGCCGCGAGCCGCCTGCTCAGGACTCATATATGCGTTCCAGCCATTAATTTCAATATTGTCCTTATGATACATCACCTCAGATCTGCCTTCATAACGACCTTTTCTAAACCACCTTGCGGCCTGCTCGTCGTCAGTTAAAATCATACCACCCTTGCCTATCTTTAGGTGTTTTTTGATGTGAAAGGAAAGGCACATGAAGCTTCCTGGGATGTACATATTACTCGTAAGGCGCCTAGCTGCATCATAAATCGGATAGGGCTCCAGTTGATATACTCCCTTCCATCTATAATCTCTAAATTTCAATGTTCCGCCGGCATGCAAAATCGATTGCGGAACAGAAAGATAAGTCCGCGATGGGATCGTAACCTCTTTAACATTAAGATATTCACAACACAACAATAATGCATCTGTACAGTTATCTGTAGATACAGCATATTTTGAACCGCAGTAATCGGCCATTGTTTCTTCAAACATTTTTACAATTTTGTACGGATTGTGTCTCATTTGTTAATATACTCCAAAACTTTATTAAAGTGATTTATTCTATTAGACACAGATCCATAAATATTATTCTTATCGTATAAGCAACAATTAAAGCCCACTTCTTCTCCTGGCAGGTAATCTAACATATAGCTGTCGCCAATATATAATGTATTGTTTGGCTTTAAATTATTGTTCTTTATAACATATTCATAAAATTTGATATCTGGCTTTTCTAAGCCAATGCACTGAGAGACTTCTAGAAAATCTAAATGTTCTACGAGGCCCAAACTATCTGCCAACTTTGTTTTTAGACTGCGTTCAAAATTAGATGCCACTCCAACAGTATAGCCTAGTTTCTTTAATTCTTTAATTGTTTCCATGGCGCCATCATGTAAAATCCACTCTTTATATAAGTTATCGAAATAGTCATAAAGCGCAATACAATTTGCAATTGTATAGTCTACGTCTAGGGCCATTAAAAGTGCTTTGTTATATTTCGTTTGAAAAAAGTTTTTCTTAGAGTCTTTATCAACAATCTCAAAACAACTATAATGACATTGATCGTCGGCTATCTTTAACGCATCAAGAACCTTGCTCTTGTTGAGCTTTATTCCCTTATCGATCAAAAAGTTATAAATCACATCTTCTCTTTTTGGGTTTAGATAAGCTAATGTATTGACAAAATCAAATACTACGGTATCAATCATCCTTACTCCTATTTAAAAGTTCTTCTCGCTGCTCTTGTGTGGAAAAAATTTCTTCATAATATCTCATAACATAAAATTTCTTACTATGCAAGAAAGGAGACACATTTTTTTTTAAAACAAGTTCTTTGATTGCCATTTCTGGTGCATTAAAAACATTGCTAATAATACCAGTAGTTCCGGAAAAACGACCATTTAGTTCGAAAGGACAAACTTTTCCATTCTTTAATCTAAATTGAATATTTAAATATTTCATTCTGACGTGGCTAGCTATAGCTGCAATCTCTTCTTCCAGCTGCAAGTCTAATACACGTTCGGCAGTATATGTTGAGCCGTCTTTGAGGGTTCTTTTTAAAATGCAAACGCCTTTTATTCTATTATCCTCTCCAAGATAAACACCAGCGGTGTATTCGTCTCCATCTAAATATTCTTGAATAATATAGTCTTTATTATTTAGAAATGGCCTTATCTCTTCTTTGCTATATATAAGGTGAATATCTTTTGAGCCACAACCCTCTCTTGACTTAATAATTACAGGAAACTTATTGTGATCAATCGTTGTGATCAGATCTGTTTCTGGGCATGATAACGAAAAATCCTCTAGATATCTTGCTGTCATATATTTGTCGTTACAAATTTGAATTTTATGATAATCATCAACAAAAACTTTGCAACTTGTTTTAGACTGTATTTTGTCTTTATTTTTTGAAATTATGGGTATTTCTAAATCTATGCAAGGAAAGAATATATCAATCTTATGAGTATTAATAAACTTAATTAAGTAAGATATATAATCTTCGTAAATTGTAGGACTAATAAAACAATCATTATCAAGATAAAGCCACGAATCATTAACACTTGAGCTAATTTTAAATATACGCAATTCTAAATCAGATTTATTAAGACACCTGATAACTCCTTGTCCTACATCACCTCCAACGCCGCTAACTAAAACGTTAATCATTAATCAACTCTTTTGATATAATATTATATAAATGGGCTGCCACAAAGGCCGGATCAAGTGGTATTGCATCACTAAAGCTTTCATTTTCGAATTTTTCGCTTGCGGAAAGTGTCTCGTACATTCTTGTTTTGGTAATTCCAGGATCAAAATTATATGTTTCTAAACAATTGTTGTCTTCTACTTCAATAAACTTTAGAAAATTCTCAATAAATAATTTACTTGAACTATAGAGGCCAAGATGCTTGTTCGTACTATGAGCTGCTCCCGAAGTAATATTAATAATATACAACTTATTAGGCAGCTCTGTCAAGAGTTTTAATAAAATTAATGGTGAAAATATATTTGTATTTAATGAATCAACAATTTCATAGTTTTTATAATCTGATACTTTACCGATCGGGCCTAAAGAAAATGCGTTGTTTATAAAAACCAATGTATGGTTTGAAAAGTCAGATTTAATTTTTTCTCTAAAGTAATGCGAAAATTTATACACTTCTCCAATGTGAGAAAGGTCTATTTTATAATCATATTCATCAAATTTTTTACGATTTAATGAAATTATATCTATTTTCTCTTTCAATAACAATTGTTTTATCTCATATCCAATACCACGGCTAGTGCCGGTTATTATATATAAAATATCTTGCATATCACCACACGCATTTCATATCAATATATTGATTATTTTCCTTCATCCAATAGCCACGTAGATAGGCCCGAGAAGCGATCCAGCCGTCCATATCCATAAGCGGATTAAGCGTGCTCCCAATGTCTAAATATGTATTTTTATCATGCTCTTTATACAATTCATGAATCATATAATTTGTAAGAGTTGCAGCAGAAAACAAGAATAAATGATGTTTAATATCATTGTCCTTCACCCAATTTTTAACTTCTTCAATCAGATGAAGATCATTAACATGACAATTATTGCCAATTCTAAATACCTTTTTAACATCAAAGGGGAGCTTTTGTATATTGGCAGATTTATTACAAATATATACCACAGAATATTTAACAAATTCAGGCACCATCTCTTCTATAAATCTTGTATAGTTTCCATTGATCAATAAGTTGGCCCAAGTAAGTTGTGTGTCTTCTAAAACGTATTGCTGTTGCCATTTCCAATCTTCGGGCCCAACACAGCATTTACAACTAATCCCTTTAATATAATTGTGCTTCTTAAATTTGAACGCCTTAATGAGCTTTTCTCTATGCATCTGTTGTTCTTCGGGAATAAACTCTTTTAGTTCTTCTTCGCCCCAGACACCTTTGTGTGTATCTCCTCTAAGGAAAACTTTATCCTTTTCGATCTTAAACTTTCTATTTTGCATCATATATAATTCACCGTCAGAGAATCGGGTAAACGCAAAATGTTGTTTTGTCTTAATTAATCCTAAAACCGAGTCAAAATCCTTATTAAAATCTTTCATAATTTAATATTCCTAACTGTTTGCCAGCCTTTTCTTAAGCCAGCTTGCACGCACATATCTCGCTCAGAAAAAAATTGTTTATGAGACACGTTACTGTTGGTGGAGGTTGCCTTATTATCAATCCCCAGCTCATTGCCTAATATTGATCCGTGCATTTCCTTGTCGTCCGGAGGATGTGGCGGGCAATATGTAGGAATGCCTCCATGAATCTTTGCCATAAATGCAAATTGAATATCTTCACCGTTGTTCCATGTTGTAGGCTTTTCTTGCCATAAATAACGCAACCATTCTCTCTTAAAAAACCACGCATGGCCAACTAAGTCGACTTCTGTGACTTCTGGGTTGTGTGTTGGCCATCCACAGCGGTCGTGCCTAATATAATATATATCATTTAGTATTATGCCGGCGGATCCTAGAATACCCTCGTTTGTCTGCATTGTATTCATACAATTTTCAAGCCACTTTGAGCCGGGCACGGTATCGTCATCAAATAGCGCAAGATATTCTGTATCTGCCAAAAGGGCGCTAGCAAATCTTCCATAGAACTTCCAATTAAAATCGTTATGGAATATCCTATCAACGCCTAGAGATTTAAAATCAAACCCTTCATTGTCTTCATGTGCATTCACCCATAACCATATTTGTTTTGGTTTTATGGTCTGGCTACGAATCGCTTCGATCTGCATCTTAAGATTATATGGGCGCCTATAGGCATTTAAAATAACAGTTATATCAGAATCGCCATGCAAAGATTTTTGCTCTTTAAACATCGCGTTTTTAATATCATTATATACTCTTTGGCGCTGTTCTCTAACAAACTCAACAAGCTCTTTACCTCTATATTTAGCAAACCAGTCTTCTGATAAACATCCGTTATTTTGAGTTGTTATTACTTTGCAATTAAGCATTCGTGCTTCAATTATGACACGATTGAAGGTTTCTAATACCTTTGGAAAGTATAAATATCTCGTATGAGAAGAGAGCTGTTTGATAAATTCAGCGTAGTCTGGTGATCCAACAAGGGTATAGTCCAAATTCTTTTCAACGCAATACGACACACAAGCTTGTGTGTTTTTTGTAGGATTCTTACTATTGACAATTGCGAAATCATTCTTCTTCTCGTTATCTATATTCTTTTCAATAATTGCTAGTTGTTGATCTGTCCAGAGATTCATTCCAAGGCTTATTATATTATTAATCTTAAGATTCTTTTGAATAACCTCTTTGTGTAATTTTGACTGTGCAAAAATAGCTTTTGCATTTGTATAAAACATACGATTAATAATTTGATTTGGAGGAGCGATAAAATCTTTGAAAATAGAAGGATCTCTAGAGCGTAAATATTTATGATCATGCTCCATAATAGAGTATGTTCCGGGATATTTTATTAATTCCTGTTTTACATCTTCTCTAAGATTGCAAAAGTTAGAAACTAAAAATTTAAACCCACACTGACGATAAAGTTTAATATGTTTATCTATTACTGTGTGGGAATTTAGTTTTATAACCTTTGTATCATCTTCAGACAACATTGAAACAAGCACATCGTCGCATATTTCACCGCCGCCGGCGATTTGGTGAACAAAAAAATCAGATATAAAAACTATCTTTTTCATTAATCAAATTCTAATACTATATCGTCTATACTTTTTTCAGATGTATCAATATTTAATGCTTTGCAAATAGATTCAACCATTAATGCATTTTGTTTTTCTTCTGAAAACGTTTCGTGCAGTACTTTAGCGTGATCGGAAAATCTTTGAAGCACTGTGGCTGAATTTTCTGAGGTTAAATCTGAATAACATTCTCGCATTTTTTGTTTTGCAGAGTGTTCGCGACTATTTGCCCACATTGATTCTTTAATAATTACACCTTCCCAAACAACGCTATCTGGCACCTGATGAAGATCATATTCTACACTGTAAAATTCTGACTTTCCTGTGTTTTTGTTGACTAGAAAATCTAATTGTCCAGACCACCCAGGAACAACAATAGGCATGCCTGAATATGCTGCTTCAAAAAGCGGCAGGCCGAAACCTTCTCCATGAGTAAAACTAACAAAAGCTTTAATCTTCGGATGTTCAAATAGTGAGTGTATCTCTTTATCATCCAAGTCTCCATGGAGAAGATAAACTTTACACTTTCTATTTGGATAATTTGCAGTAAAATTCTTTAGATCGTGAAATAACTTTTCTCTATCCATTAAACAATTCTTAGCTATATTTGACTTTAAAACAAGGCCCACTTCTTCATCGTGAAATTCTTCAATAAACCATTTTATTGTATTTGGTAAATTTTTACGAGGCCCAAACTGAGCCATTGAGAGAAAGTTAAAATCATATTCTAGTTCTAGAGGTAGTTGAGTGCATGCTCCAAAATCCTTAACAGGATAATTTACAGCATCAATCTCAGTCTCTAGCCTGACTTCAAATTCTTGATCTGAGTTTTGGGAGCCGGCTATATAAACGGTATTTTCATAAATCTTTTTAGAATGATTTGAAACAACCACAATTCTATCCATCTCGTTTCCTTTGTGAATCCATTGATGTGCAACCTTAGTTGTCTCCATTCCGGCTGTAAATCCTATATTAACTGGCGCCAAAATTTCCCATTCATTGGGGATTGTAACTTGAAAACTTGCATCAAATTTTCCGCCTTGCTGGGCATATGCTATTGTCTTCTCAATTGCTTGATCAATCCACCTTCTTTCTTCGTCTTCTTCGCTGATCCATGATGTTTGTCCCCACTGAAGAGGCTGAATATAAACATCAAAAAGATCCGGACGCGATCGGATGGCTCGCATTGCAAATCTGGACTGTTCTCCATATCCAGAGCGAGTCAATAACGGTCCTTTAAAAAATAACTTTGTTGTCATGCCACCTCCAATAAATGCCAACGTTTATAAACCTTTCTATTCTCCCAAGAACTATGCTTTTCAACAATTGAGTCCATCTTTTCAACCCAACTTTTATTAAATTTTGCAAAACTATAGTTTTGTTGTACATGTTTTTGCCCCAAGTCTGACATTTGTTTATATGCCTTTGGTCTGATATTAAGGGCCTTTTTAAGGGTTTTATGAAAGTCTTTCTGTGATATTCTATCTTCATAAATATAAGGGACTTGCAAGGATCCAATCACTGCTGAACTGGCTGGCTGGATACCCCATCCAAACCAATTATCTCCATCTGTCACCTGTTCTTGTAATCCGCCCGTCATTGTTACAATAATGGGCGTGCCACAAGATAATGATTCTAGAGTGGCTAATCCAAACCCTTCAGCATCAGATATATTAATTGTAAAGTCTGCGGCATTATACATTCCTGCCAACTGCCTACTGTCAATCTTATCGGTTGAAAGCAAAACCTGCCCATCATTAACACCAAGATGATTTATAATATGAGGTAGATCCTGTCCATGAGGATCCCTGGCGTCTGTGTGCATCAAAAGCGTTGCTTTGTCGTGTCCTACTTCGTCAAGAAATTCCTTAAACCACCAAATTAAAGTACCGCTCTGCTTGCGGCGGGCGTTTCTATTGTTCCAAAAGAAAATCGTTTTATTTGGATTCTTCAAGTTTATACTAGAGCCAACCTGAAGTTTTTCTCTTATTTCTTGGCAATGTTGCTTTTCTTGTTCTGTGATAAATTTCTTAAACACATTATCATCTACAGCATGTGGCAGATAGCAAGATGAAACTTCTGGCACCACATCTTTAACGATATCATGAGTAACCTTCGAAATGCACACTACCTCATCAGTTGAACGATAGAACGAACCATTATATACTGGGGCAGGCCAGTTATCCCAAACATGATAATATACCATCGGAATATGCGATCGAACTTCATTTTCAATCTCCCACAGCCAGCCATAAAATCTTGGATCTGTCATAAACCAAAGAACGTCTGGTTTTTCTTTTTGTAGGATAGAGCGGATAATTTCATGATTTCCGTATCCATCGACCGGAAATATTCTCCAGTCTTCACCCCACGGATCAACTTTCTGTGGTCTATAGTCTTTATGTTTCATTGCTCCGCCTAAGCAAATAAAGCTATATTGGCCGGTATTTAATAATGCTTCAATAAAATACCTTGTTTGTGTGCCAACGCCTGAAGGCGATAGCGGATGGTCGGATAAGACCAAAATCTTCTTTTTTTCTGTCATTTATTCCTCATGGACATTCTTTTGTGTGTCTAAACGTACATCGCTCACACGAGAGTCTATTTTTAATGTAACGTTTATTTTTAATATTGTACAATGCTTTGTGCAATAATTTAAGAGCGTTTTCAGTTTTTCTTGGGCCGCTCGTCACTCTAAATAGTTCTACTCTGTTTTTCTTTGCTGTTCTTTTAAGAAGAGCAAAGTGGGTTTCAATATTTTTAGGATCTACATTCATCTTTTGCGCAAAAAAGTGTTTATAAAGCGTAAGTTGGTACGTTGTCATCTTTTCGCTTCGGCGACGAGAGTCCCATCCCCAGCCGCAAGTCTTCCAATCAAAAATATGAACTTTTCCATCTGGTGTCGATACAATCGCGTCAATAAAACCTTTGAACTTATAATCATCTTCACCATCGATAGGCTCATAAAGCTGCAATTCTACTGCTTCGACGTTATATTCTCCGAAGTATTCTTTGACCGCTTCTTCAATTTCTGGAAGTATAGCTTTCCCTTGTCCCACCATATCAGCAACGAGTCGATCATCCACATCCACATCGTCGTCCAGTGAAGCAATACAATCAGAGAAGCTACTAACAAAAAATCCTTCATCGTCAATCTCTTCCTTTAATAGTTTCTTCTCGCAAACAGCATGAATAGCTGTTCCAAATGCTGTAAAAGCATTTCCTTTGAACCCTTTTAGCTTGTCAATGCGCGTAAGTTTATGATAAAACGCGCAAGTATTCCAATCTTTGAGTTCTGAATATGATATATGTGGCAAAATCCCTCCAGATTTATATTATATTATAACCACTTTTTTATTAGTTGTCAAGTTCTTCTGGATCTTGTAATAAAAATATTTTTTTATATAACTCAGGGCTTACTTTTTGAAAAAAGTCATGGGTTTCTGGATGTAGATAAAATTCCGTGAAGCCTGTAGCAAAGTATTCTTTTAATGATGTTGCGGCGTAAGGAGTTAAGAATAAGCCCATCATAATTCCAGACAATTTATCATATCCTATTTTTTGATATAAAAACATATCAAATTCTTTATCATACTCTGAATCCAAAAAAGACGATAAAGGCGCCTTGACACCTTTTTTCCACAACAAATCATGAAGATGCTTTCTCTTTCTTAGAAATTCTTGTTCAATTTTTTTATCACCATAAATAAAATATCCATGCGACTCTTCTAGAGAGTGTGAAATTTCATGAATTAGATCATCATACATATCCATAAAGTCATCTTGAATATTTGAAACAAACAAGGTACCGCCATCATAAAAAGCATTTATGCCGCGCTCATCAAATTCATCAAACCAGCCAATTATAATCATCTCAACTTCAGATAAAAGATGTGAAGGCATTGTAGATTCTAATTTAGAGACCAGCTCTTCAATATCAAGATCTGGATTTTTCAGCGGATCCTTAAAAAATACATGAATCCCTGTTGATGTATAAAAATTAGTCTGTTGTTCCAGAAGCATCTTCTGTTTCTGGTGTATGTAATCTCGTAGCGTCATTTAATCCTAATTGATATCCCCGAAGAAAGTTTTCTTCCGCAAATGCATATACAAACTCTGGAAAATCAGTAGCAAGAACTTCTGCTATCATATTAACAGTAACTTCTTCATTGTCTAATTTTGTTCCAACATATTCTACAAGATAATTCTTAAGTTCTGAATCAGGCTGCACCGGCATTGCCAACATTGGATTTGTGTGTATCTCTCGTTCTGTGGTTATTTTTTGTTCTGACATATAAATTTCTCCTTTAAACTATATCATAAATTATAAGACTTTTGAAGCAAGTGTGGCTAACTCGCTTCTTTCGCCTTTCTTAAAAGTTACATGGCCGGCTATTGGATGCTGCTTAAAGCTTTCAATTGCATGTGCTAGACCATTTGATGTTTCATTAACATAAATATTATCAATCTGTTCAATATCTCCTGTTAATATAATTTTTGTACCATCTCCGATACGCGTAATAATAGTTTTAATCTCATGTTTTGTTAAATTTTGAGCTTCATCAATCACAACAAACGCATTTGCAATTGAGCGGCCTCGAATATAAGTAAGGGCTTCAATTTCAATCTTTCCTTTCTCCATATACATTTCTAAAGATGTACGATCCCCCATAAGAAATTTAAGATTATCTTGAATAGGCATTAACCAGGGAAGCATTTTTTCTTGCATGGTTCCCGGTAGAAAGCCAATATCTTTTCCAAGTGGCTGCACGGGTCGCGAGACAATAAGTCGTGAATAATGATTGTGTTCTTGTCTCATTCCAATTGTTTGTTGTAGGCCTGCAGCAATTGCCATTAAAGTTTTGCCGCTGCCCGCTCTTCCAATCAGAGAAACAATCTTAACATCAGGATTCATCAGCAAGTCCATAGCAAACGCCTGCTCCTTGTTTCTTGAATTGATTTTCCAGTCAGGGAGCTTGTCATGTATAATTTTTTTCAATGGTATATGATGGCTTTTAAAGCGTGCTAGGGCTGTTTTCTTGTCATTAGCATTGGACACCATCATAATAAATTGATTTGGATACCATAGTGTTTGCACTTCGTCCTCTTCAATGAGTATATCTTCTCCCTCATAAAATCGATCGATTATCTGATCATCCACCAAGTGCTCAATAAAGCCGCTGTAAAGTTGGTCGGATGATTCTGCGGCTCTTTCGGTAATATAATCTTCTGCTATCATACCAATGGAATCACAGATGACACGCATATTAATATCACGCGATACAACTATCATCTTTCGATTTGGCTGTTCTTGTTGGACCGCTTTACCAGTTGCAAGAATCGCATGATCAGGAATTCTAATGTCCAAATCGGGAGGAAAAATAGATCCAGATAAACAAGTATAAGACATTACCTTGACGAGGCCTTTTCCTTTACCAAGCCTGACGCCCTTTTGCAAATCGCCCGCTATTCTTAGTTCATCGAGAGTTCTGATTATTCTTCTAGCATTTGCACCAGCAGAATCCTGGCGTTTTTTATGTTTATCTATTTCTTCAAGCACTTTAAGAGGAATGAAAATATCGTTATTGCCAAATTCAAAGATAGAGTTGGCATCCGTTAAATAAACGCTTGTATCTAAAAGATAATTCTTTTTAGCCATTTGATTTAATTAGTTTGATTATATTTGTTTCATATACAAATGTTTCCATCAGATCGGGAAACTTAAATGGTATTTGCCATTCTCTTCTAAGCATATCTGCTTCTTTACGTTTTGTCAAGCGGGCCTTCCATATTATATAGGCCGGATCAAAAGAAGTCTCGCGTTTTATTTTTTGTATTAACTTAACATGAAATGGCGGAATAGCCGGTCCAGCTTCCGATTTTACTAATACTATATCGCCCTCTTTATATTTCATTTTAAATGGAGCGAGTGACTGGGTTCGAACCAGCGACAGCCACGTTGGCAACGTGGGGCTCTACCACTGAGCTACACTCGCATGGAGCCACTTATAGGAGTCGAACCTACGACCTGCTGATTACAAATCAGCTGCTCTGCCAACTGAGCTAAAGTGGCAAACCCGGTTTTTTGTCGCGAACTAGGATGACCGGAAACCCCTGCCTACGTAAGGATCGGCAGCCACCTATCGTTATTAAACCGACGATACAGCGATTTTACTGAACAGTAACTGTGCCAAATTTTGTAGGAACAGAAATTGTCCAAGCATCAATATGCGGCCGTTCGTTAATTAGTTCTGCGACGGGAATTTGTATTTCGGCTGTGAGCGTACAAAATCCTCGCTTATAATCATATTTTTTAACAGACTTATCAATAAAGTCCAATTCGTAAAAATTATCACGAATTGTTTCGCTAATATAGTCCGAAAATGAAAAGCTGCCTCGTTCATAATCTAAAAGATAGTCGTTATGGCGAAGTTCTCCTATAATATTGGTACCAAACGGCGTAGTAGCATTAATACCGGGAGTTGTAATAAGTTCGCTAAATTGTTGAACTACATTTGTTTCAGAAAGAGCAGTTTCTACTTCGTCTTCATTCATAAGAAATACATCGGCGCCTTCGCTATACGTAAGTGTAGCTATAGCATCGGACTCAAGATGCAAGCTTTGTAATTTTTCTATAAATGACATTTTATTTATTGCTTCTGCAGGGATTCGAAAACAACCTTCATGTCGCTTGTGATCCTATCGCGGAAAGTTTCAATTTCATACTTTAAAGAATTGATTTCATCTACCAGTTGGCTGACTCTTGAGCGAAGCTTAGAGAGTTCCTGTGATTGCTGACTTACCTTTTCTTTTAGTTGTTTTGTTGTTCTTGTTTCAGTTGATGTGGGTGACATTTTTTTCTCCTTTTTAAACGTACACAAATCTTTCAATTTTTTAAACATTTCTCGATCCAAACTACGGTGTATTGATTCCTAGTTGGAGGTGAAATATTATTTGTTGTATTTTCAGTAATATCCATAGGAATAAGGCAAGACTTCAAAATTCTTATTGCTATTTTAGTACCACCGCTAATCCATGGTACCGTTTGCGCTTCACAATTTTCCTTTATTAAGACTTTTTCATGTGAAGGGTACCAAAAATTATTATGTCCGATTTCGGACGTATAGCATATTGTATTTTTTTCGATTTTCATATTTTTCCTGGCTTATGGTCTATAATATAACTGATTTATAAATATATGTCAAGGATTATCTATCAGAATGTTTTGCTCTTGCTCTAATGGGGGCCGACTCGAAAGTTCTAGAATTTTTTACTAAATCTGATGAGCTGGCCATCTTTTTATCTCCTCCAACACCCCATAATAATTTAATTTCCATTTCATTACAAACATCAACTTCGGGAGTATTAGTTCTTCCTCGATCGCCTCCATTCGCAAAAAAGTCTGGCTTAATGCGTCGGATTGCTTCACATACAGTACCATCGGTATCATCTACCGAGTCTACTAAAATCACGCCTTTAATTGCGTTAAGGATCTCGGCGCGCTGAGCAAAAGTCATGAATACAAAGCCTTTCTTACGAAATAGCCAATCATCTGAATTTGCTACAACTACAACTTCTCCAAAATTAGCTGCGTCCCTAATCATCCGAATATGACCAGCGTGAACAGGATCAAAGCCTCCAGATACCATTACTGTTGGTTTCTTTGATTTTTCATCACTATGTCTTTTATCATTTTTATCATACATTTTATTATGAACTGGCATTTCTATTTTCCTTTCTTTAAATCCGGGAAGTACCTCTTTACTTTAAATTGTGAGCCTCCAGGGCCACACCGACGAACTTTTACTTCCAAAAGTCCTGTATCATCATTATCTAACATTACACAGCGCAATTCGTTTGCATCTGCATATCTGTCGAAAATTCTAACCTTTTGCCATTTTTTTGGTGTTTTTTCCATTACTTCTTGCTCTTCTTCTTATTTCCACGTTTCTTTGAACCGACTTTTCGGCGGCGCCGAAATTTTCGCATTGGTGCTTTTCTACTCATTTATTCTCCTTATAACTCTTTTGAGTAATTAAAATTTACAAAATCATCATCATAAAAATCACAGACTATCTTATAAGTTTCTTTGTTTTTATAATATTCTTGATATGGTTTTCTTTTCTTTTTTCTCTTGTTTAAGTGAGGTAGTTCAATATCAGTACTTTGTCCTATAAAAGTTTCTACAAAGTGTTGAAATCCTTGTTCTATGGTTTCAAATTTATATCTATAGTGCAAAACTTCTTCGGATGATCGAACAAATAGTGTTTGACATTGCCACATCAATGCGTGTCTGGCAGCTATAGCATCAGGATCTAATCGATTAATTTCATCTGCAGTCTCAAGAAAATAAAAATAATTATATGGAGTTATTAACGGCAAAAATTCATTAACAAAATTATCAAAGGTGTCAAAAATTTCAGGAAGCTTAACTTTCTCGATTTCAACAACATAATGATAAGCAGAAACCAATCTATCAAAAGGATTTCTAACAAAATATACTAAAGGTAAATTTTTGTTAATATCAAATTTGGTACCCAATTCATCTTCGCCACTTGTTATGATCTCGTTTATAGTAAGATGACTGCCCGTTTCTCCAATAATATTTTTTACTGATGTCCCTCCGGTTTTTGGTATATGAATAAAAATAAATTCTTTTTTTAAGTCATTGCCAACCTTTATTAAACTCATTTATTCTCCCGGTATAACAAAAGGTGATGGTATAACACTCTCTTTCTGTTCGCAGTCACACCCAAACACAGAAACTGAATCCATACGATTGCCATTGGAACTACATGATGTCTCACATTGTTTAATAACCTCTTCGTCTACTTGACAAGAGTTCACAAACACAATTATAATCACCGTCGCACAGATGTAAAGTATTCCCTTAGCAATAAATGATAAATCTAATGACGCTAAGGGATCTGGAGGCTCTGGCGGTCTTCTATTTGATCTGTCGTAGTCTGATGTATCGCCCAGTGGCCTCGTCGTAGATGAGTCGTTGTTTGGATATCTCGTCAATTACGTGCTCTCTAAAAATATTATTAATAGGCTCTTCGCTCAACTCAGCTTCTCTTTCAGCCTTGTAGTCTCTTTGTGCCTGATCCAATAAACATTGTACCTTATGATTGAGTTCTTGTGTTCTATATTTTTCGTTTTTTCTAAACTGAATGAAACTATAAGTAAAATATCCGAAGATACACAAATTCATCAATAAAATAATTCCAAAAATTTCCATACTGCGCCCTCCTATGCAGCGGTATCTAATCCGGTATCACCGGTGTCTCCTCCTTCGTCAGGAAAATAACGATACCCCACTTCCACTAAATCATTCCCACCCGGGATGACCGTAAAGTAAATAGTATTATCTGTAGAAGAGTAATACCAATCGTAAT